CCCCGGTCGAACCCTTCCGAAGAAAGTTCGACCGAGAAGCGTTTGGTCCACCTTGCACATCAGCAAGCGAACTATTCCCTTTATGCGGCTTCCGGCTACTTTTCACTGGTTGAACACCAATTTTCGGCCCGTTTGTGGCGCACCGCATAATCTGTAATTATTTTGTAATCTTTGCGCAAACAAAAAATGCCCCGCCAGCAATCCGTCAGGATGCCAGCGGGGCATTGCTTTACTTAGTGGAGATACCTTGCCAATTCAGATGCAACAAAGCCTGCGATCAATGCCGCAATGACCGCCCACCAGAGTTTGTTTCCAAATACTCCGGGGGCTTTTTCCAGCGCGGTCAAGCGGTCGTCCTGCTTCTTGTTCTGTGCCGTCACAACTTCAAGGCTCCGGTTTGTGGTTTCGAGTTGCTGGATGGTCAACTTGATATTGGTGTTCATGCCGTTTACTGCATCGGTCAGCTTCCCCAGCTCGTCCAGCCGGTGGGTGTTGCTCTGTGCACGGTTTTCGACCGCTGTCAGGCGATGTTCCAGTTCCTCGTCAGTCATTACGCTTGTTCTCCCCCACGTTACCGAAATGGGCCACAGTAGTGGTTTCTGCGGATTTCTTTGCCATGTAATCTTCGAGCTTCTTCTTGGTAAAGTCGAACACAAGCTGCACGATCCAATCCAGCGTCCGCTCATTGATTGCCCAGTCCAGCCAGTCCGGGGTGTACCCACGCAGTACGGCAATGACATGGGCTTTCTTTTCTGCACCCGCGCCACTGCCGAACTTTTCCTCTGCGTTGACGATCCACTTGTACACAGTCTTTGCGACCACAAGGCCGTAGCCCAGACGTACCGCCGCCAGCGCCGTGACCACAAGGCCGACCACCATGAAGATACAGGCCAGCCATTCAGGGAATGCCATCAGAAAAACTTTCAGAATGTTCTCCATACTGTTTTCCTCCTATTTTCAGCTCACCCACCGGCTCTTTGCCGTGCGGGTGTCGATATGTACCCAGCCGTGAGTACGGTCGGCGTGTCCTTCCTTCGGGTAGCGGCCAATGCCGCCGCGGTTCGGCAGCAGGGTCTCGGCATATGCCGCAATCTGCTCCACCGTCACACCGGAAATCCAGATGTCAGCAGCCTTGCCGTAAAGATGCTGAGAGAACTTCGCAGCATTCTTAATCATGGCATTCTTGCTGGCCGTTCTGAAACCGCTGGTGATGTTCACCGGCTTCCCAAAGTGATTGCGGATTTTCTGAAGGATTTCCACCAGCTCCGAATCAATAAAGATCGGGTCGGTATTATCCGAACAGCGGAACTCCCGCACCTTGAAAGACGGGGAGAGATTCTTCTCGCCATCCTTCGCCCACGAGTATGCGTTAATCGCCATTATCGTTTTCTCCTTTCTGGCTCAACGCCATTTTGCAGCCGCTTGACCCGCACTCAGCCACCAGCACGGCAAACTCGCCGCGCTCTGCGGTCGTGTCCGCACCGCTGGTTTCCAGCCGGGTCAGCAGCCTTTCGCATAAATCAGGCCAACCCATCGGTTAGTCCTGCTCTTTCTGCTTTGCTGCCAGCAGACCGGTCAGCTCCGTGTAGTGCTCGTCGGTCAGCTTACCAGCAGCATAGAAGATGTCGATCTTCTCAGCCAGACCGTCGATGGTGCCGCGCTGGATCATGCGCTTGCAGGTACGATACAGAACCATTTCAGATGCTTTAGACATAATGTTTTTCCTCCCTATCAGGTGTTATCAGCGTTATCGGTGTCGTCCGTATCGGAGACACCCAGTTCCAACATGGTGATGCGATACTCCTGATCGACCACCATTTCGTCCGTGTCGCTCTGTGCAGCTTTCAGGGCCGTCACCGTTTCCGGCATCTGTTCCCATTCCTGCTGCTTCTTTTCTGCGGCTTCCTTCTCCTGCCGGGTGGGCAGATTATGCTTCTTCCATTCGACCATGATTTCGTTCTCCTTACTGGAATGCGCCGCTGACGGCTTCGATGTAGCCGCCAGTGCCGGATGCACCACGGCTGACGGAAATGCGGAAGTTGAACGCCGCACCATTGGTGGCGGTGCTGTTGCTGAACACAATGTTCGTGCCCTTCTGCACCTCGGTCGTGACATCCTGCCAGACCGGGGACGGGTCATTGGCGTTGTTGGTCACTTCTGCCTTAAACACGGCATCGTCCGGGATGCTTCCAGTCACCTGAAGGACAGCAACAGTGATGTCACCATCCACGGCCAGCGGGGTGGTCAGGGTCACACTTGCGCTGGTAACGCTCTTGGTGAACGTGGCGTTCAGGCTGGTGCTCTCCTTGCCATCGTTCGCGGTGATCTGAATGGTATGGGAGCCATTCAGGATGCGCTGGAAATTTTCTGCGGTACTGCCCTGCCCAAAGGTCAGCGCAGTACCGCTTGCAATGCCGGTGCGGGTGGCAGTGGTCTTGCCGTCCAGTTTTTCGGTAATGGTCAGGGCGTCACCGTCTGCATCGGTGACGGTATACGCGAAGTTGAAGGGTGCGTTCTGCTTCCCCAGATTCGTGGAACTGGCGTTGATGGCCGGTGCAGTGTTCGTGCTGACCGTGCCGTCGTCAGAGACCACGAGTGTAGAGGGAAGAATGAAAGCGGGGCGAACACCGCCGGTGCCGAAGTAGTACCAGTAGCCGCTGGAACCATCAGACCCGACGTACCAGACGTCGTCGCTGCTGCGGGTGTACGGAGAGCGCAGCCACCATTCGGCAGCGCTGCTGCCGTTGTAGGCAACGCGCTTGCTTGCGCTGTCGAAGTAAGACAGTTTTGCACCCTCGGTGTTCATGTAGCTTACGCCGCTGAAACCGACTTCCGTGCCAGACAGCAGGAACACCTTGCAGCTCAGTCCGTTAGAACCGCTCATCACATTGTTGTTCGAGTAATTGGTGTACGGAATTTTGACCTGTTTGATGGCATTGCGAATATCGGCATCGATCAGGCTGATGAACGTACCATTCAGGTACGCGGTCATGTCGGAGTTCAGGTAGTCGTTGTTGGAACCGTCCCACTTCATCGTGGTATAGATGTCCTTCATTACCACCCAAACGCCGTTGCAGCTTGCATCATAGGCGCTGCTGGGCAAGCCCTGATGCACGATGATGAAATCTTTGGCCGCGCCGTTGACCTTGATCTTGACGATGCTGCCAACGGCCTTTGTGCTCAGTTTTACGTTTGCCATTGTTACCTCCTTATAAAATCAGGCCCACGGCAAAACGCCAATGGGTCTTGTGTTCTGCGAGACAGCGGCGGTCAAGGCTTTGTGCTGCTTCTTGTAGATGCAGCGGCATTGCCGGGCGCGTCGCCTGTCTCGTGCGAGTTTATTCGAGTTGATTTTTCGGTGGATGGAAATTGTGCAGTTGAGCAATTTTTCCAGACGGTCGGCGTACTGGCGGCGCAGGGCGTAGGTATCGCCGTGTGCAGCATGGGCATCCCATGCAAGGAAGCTACAAAGGATTTCTTCCTTTGTTACCTCACCCGCCGGGTATGCCTTTTCCCAATGCCTGATTTTGGCTTTCATCCGTTTGGCGCTGTCCCGACGCAGCTTTTGGACGACCGCGCCGGTTTCAGTCAGATACGAATGGAACCCCAGAAAATCAATGCCGTTCCTCAGTGGGAAGATAGCCGTTTTCTGGTTCAGCTCCAAACCGTACTCGTCCATGAGCGCCCGCACATCCTTCAAGATGCACTGCAACTTCTGCTTGTCCGGGCAGATGATGTAAAAATCATCCATATACCGGCCATAGTATTTGATGCGGTACCTTTCTTTGATGATGTGGTCGAACTCATCCAAAAACATGAGGGCGAAAAGCTGGCTGGTCTGATAACCCAGCGGCAGACCATCTTCCATCACGTCGATGTAGATGCAAAGCAGCTCGTAGATACGCGGGTCAACGCCGCGCTTGTCCAGAACCACCTTGAGCTTTCGTTTCAGCCTTTGGTGATTGATGCTGGCGAAGAAGTGCCGGACATCGCCTTTCAGCACCCAGCCGTCTGCGCCGCGCCCACTCCGGCGGTAGTAGTCCACCATGTGGGTTTTCAGGCGCATCAGGCCGTCGTCCGTGCCTTTGTCCTTCTGGCTGGCAAAGCTGTCCCGGATGAAGCTCTTGGTCAGGACTTCATACAGGATGTTATCTACCAGCGCGTGCAGCACCACTTTGTCCACGAATGCCGGTGCGTGTACAACGCGCTTCTTCGGCTCATAAACATAGAACACTTCAAAGCGGCTCGGCGTGTAGCATATCTGCTGCCGGATGTCCCCGCCCGGCTGCCGTACACTGCGGACGGCCAGCTTGCGGGACAGCTTTTCGGTACAGGCCAAAGCGCTGGCCTCATACTGGATCGTTTTGCTCTTACTGCGCTTTCCCTTCCGGGCTTCAAGATACGCATTATAAAGCGTATCGAAGCTGCACAGTTCTTCGTATGTCAAACTTGACCCTCCGCTGGTTCGCTGCTGCGGTAGCAGGCTGCATCCCCGCAGGGATGGCCCGCCTCAGCGGGATGTATTTATCACTTGCCTGCATCGGCAAGTGACGGGATACGGTTTCCTTTGGCTGTTGCACTGCTTTCGGCAAATGCCTACTCGTCTCGCAGATCAGCCGGAGCGGGGCGAACACCGTAGGTGTTGTTGTAGTTCCAGTTGTCGTTGGAACCATCAGACTTGACGTTCCAGACGTTGTTGCTGTTGTTGGTGTTCGGAGAGCGCAGCCACCATTCGGCAGCGTCAGAATATAAACCGTACCCCTATTGCAAAACAGTTTCCTGTTATGCCGTTTTCTGCTCCTGCTGGGCAAAGACGGCCCGAAGTGCTTTGACAAGCATTTCAAGCCGTTTCTTCTCTGCTTCCTGCCGGAGATTTTCTGCCCGGCCACGTTCAGACTTGAGCCACTTCATGGCCGGGTATTTTACATCCGTGATCTTCTTTGTCCAGATACCGGCTTTCTTGGTGCTGATGATACCATCCTCCGTGCAGAGGGTCAGATATTCCAGCAGCAGAGAACAGCCGTCCACGACCTCACCGATCTTTTCAATCCGCTTGTCGTACTCCGTGGCGAAGTTCACGTTGTTGGCCGCATGGGCATCCAGCAGAATCTTCTTGGCTATCTCCCTGATGTCCCTGCCGTAGAGGTTGAAGGTGCTTTTCGTGAAGCCCTCCTTCTCCCTCGTATCGAGAGCATGGACAGCGGTGGTGCAGACCTGCTTGATTTCCCGGATGTCCTCAAGCGCAGCGGCTTTCTGAAATACTTTTCGGGCATCGCTACGGCTGATGTCATCCGAAACGATGCGGGTCGCCCTCTGTGTATATCTCAGAAGCTCCCGCGCTTTGCTTCCAACCAGAAACGGTTGTTCAGCCATATCAGAACTCCACCCTTGCCTGATCTGCGTTCCACACGCCGGTGACGGTCAGGCCGTCAAGGCTGCCGAACGTGGCAGAAAAAGGATTCTTGGTGACGTTCGTGCCGAACTTCAACTCGATTGCCTTAACGCTGGCATTCATCGCTGCCACGCTGGCGCGGATGTCGCCGTGTGCATTCTCTGCGGAGTTGTGGGCATCGACGGCAGAGTTGATTTTCTGGTCGGTCTGAGCCTTTGTGTATGCGTCCACCGTCGGGCGCTGGGATTCAGACAACTTGCCATCCGCATCCAGTGTTGCCACGCCGCCGGGGGCACCGGCCTGTTCTGTTTTCAGATAGCTGGATTCATCGTTCGACACGCCGGGGACAGCGACGTTCACATTTCCGTATGCCATGGTTATTCCTCCTTCGGCTTTTCGCCCTGAATGATTCGGTACTCCGCAGTCAGTGCTTCCACCGGGGCTTTCCTTGCCCAGATACAGATTTTCCCCGCCTGCGTTTCACAGGTCTGGCAAACACCGCAGTCCATCGCGGCGGTCAAACTGTTCGGCGACAAGATGATGTCTGCGCGATCGGTCGCCGTCACATCTGCGGCAGTGATGTCGTAACGCATGGGGTATTCCTCCCACGTTTCATCCTCCACCCAGCCGTCTGCCTTGATTGTGACGGGTACAGAGGACAGCCGGTCAACCTTTGCCCTGTCCATTTCCTGCATTGCTTCCAGCGTAGCATTGGACAGCTCACTTGCCAGCCCTGCCGCATACTTCTTTGCTTCCTGCGCTACCAGTTTCAGGTGGGTTACGAGTGCGATAATATTCATTCACGCTTGTCCTCCCTAAAAAAGCAGGCGAGACCGCCATGTGACGGTCTCGCCCCTCATACTTCTTTGGTAAGGTCAGTCAGCTTATGCGCCGAAAACCTCGGTCAGCATAGCGGTCACATCCTCGTCGGATGCAACAGTGCCATGGATCACGTCGGACGGCTCAGTGTAAACAACGGTCTCCACGCCGCCGATCTTGACGTTACCGTTGGTGGCGGACTTCTCCACCTTGGTTGCGCCCTCGGCAATGCCGTCCAGCTTAGTGCCCTCGGCATCGGTCATCAGGCGCTTGCCGGTCTCAGCGGCCACGAAGTCAACGGGCTTCTTGCCGGAATCGGTCAGGTTGCCGTTTGCATCCAGAGCGGCGAAGTTGCCGGAGGTGGCGTTCTTCACCTTGTCGGCCTTGCCGCTGATGTCCACATACAGGCCGTCGGCCTTGAGGCTCAGAGCATTACCGGCAGCGGCAGAGACGTTCACCTTCACCTCGATCTCATAGCCAGAGACGGTGATTGTGGTGGAAGCGTCCTTGCCGGTGGCCTTTGCCTTGTAGGTATCGACCAGAGCGGACATATCGAGGAAGCTGTAGGTGCAGCTGTCAGGGTTCTGACCCTTCACAGCCAGCACCATGACGGGCTTACCTGCCAGCTTGGGGTCGGTAGCGCCGGGGTAGGTCTCGGTGCTGAATGCGAACTTCGGCACAAAGGTAGTCTTGGCCTGATCGAGGAACAGCTCCTTCGGGAAGTCGAAGGTGAATGCGGCATCGCCGGACTTGTCGGCGCTGGTGTAGAAGCTGACAGTGTTACCAGACACGCCCAGAGACTTGATGGCCTTGGAAACGTCGGTGTTGATGTTGTCGATCTCGGCCTTGGTCTTTGCGGCCAGAGCCTTCAGAGCAGCCAGACGGACGAGAGCAGTTTCATTGTAAGCCATAGTAAAATACCTCTTTCTTATTTGTTCATGATAAAATATCCGGCTGCCCAGACTTCCCGGACAGCCGGTCGATTACAGATCGTGCATTACTCGCCGAAAATCTCAGTGAGCATTTCGTTTGCTTCGTCGTCCGAAGCAATGGTCACGGCGGCAGCGCCCAGCGGGGCGAGGTCGCCAGCGGCATTCTGGATCACATACGGAGTAGCCGTGCCGTTCACGACGACGGAAAGCATCTGGCCGACATAGGCGGTCGGATTGGTCTTTGCGTAGCTCTGGGCATCGGCCAGAGTGGGCCAGACGGTGGAAGGATCAAGGGCAAAAGCGTCCTGACGCTTCATAGCCAGCGGGAACTCCATGTTGGCATAGGTCTTTGCGGTATTGTTCACAGCCATTGTCTATCCCTCCTATCAGCCCAGAGTGACCTTGAGAACTGCGGCGTTGCCGTAGGCAACAGCAGGCTCAAACACCCAGACATTGTACTCCTTCGCGGCGTAGCCGTTCGCGCCCTCAACGGACACGGTGGACTTCACGAAGGTGCCGGTGACATCGGCGTTCATGGCGGTCTCGTTGATGACCTTGGTAACACCCTTGGTCGTCGCAATGCAGGCAATCGCCACGCGCTGTGCGCCAACAGGTACGTTGATGGTCAACGTACCTGCGGCGTATGCCTTGCCGGTCTTGCCCAGTGCACGGATAGCAGCGCTGTCCAGAGCGGGCTTGCTGGTGGATGCGCCGTAGAACACGTTGCGGAACGGGGTGTAGGCGGCGGTGTCCTTGGTCTTGCTGCCTGCCGCAATGGCGACCACCGGGCTGGATGCAGCACCGAGGTTATCCTTTGCGGTCACACCTGCGCCGTGGGTTGCGGTCACGCGGTATTTCAGACTGGACACAGCGTTGTCGCCGCCAGCGTCGCCGATGATGAAGCCAACGCCGCCGTTGTTGTCGGAGCCAGCGGTCAGGGATGCAGCATCCACGGATGCAACCTGCGTGGTGGCGGCGTTGGTGATGCGCTCCACTTTGAAGTTGGTCGCTACAACACCGGTCGCCGGGCCGTACTGGTAGGAACCAGCATTCAGCGTTGCCCCGGAGTAGGCTGCAGCGGCCACCTTGGTGCCCGCCTCAACCGCACCGGCACCGGTCAGGGTAAAGGTTCCGATGGACGGCTGTGCGGTGATGGTGGGCTGCAGGCGCTTGGAGAAGATTTCGGTCAGGGCATCCATGACGCTCTTGCCCTTGGTCTGGAAAGTCGCCGTGCCGTTCTGGCTCTTAGTCAGGTTGCCGACCTGCGTATAGCCACCGGCCAGCGTGATGTTGTCCCGCAGGATCACCTTGTCGGCATCCACGCTGCCGGTCATTGCTGCCCATGCGGAACCATCATAGAAGTATGCGGACTGCTCATAGGTAGAGCCGTCCACGGTGGTGGTCACGACAAAGACATCGCCCTTCTTGGGCTTTGCGTCCTTGTTCTGGTCGAAGTAGCCGGAGATCACGCTGTCGTCGGATGCGGACAGGTCAGCTTTGGTCGCGGCGTATACCGTGCCACCCAGACCACCAGAAACAGCTTCCAGCTGTTCCTTGGTGGCATAGCCGGAAAGGTCAACGGTGGTATCATCCAGCAGGACGACCGCACCTTCGACCTTTGCGTAGATGTCATAGTGCTGCGTCTTGTCATTCATGACCAGATACATCACATTGTCCTGCGCTTCATCGACCGTCGGAATGGCTTCGGCCTTGCGGAAAGTGGCATGGCCCGCCTTGGAAATAGACTTGAGCCATTCCTGCTGCAGGCGTGCAGCGGTGGATTTGAGAGCTTCGAGGGTTACAAACTTGTTGTCTGCCATATAAGCCTCCTGTTATGCCGGTGATTCGTTCAACTTTCTGCGGGGAAGATTTCGTCCAGCATCTTATCCGTGTCCGCCGCAGATACGACTTCCTCCGGGGTGATGCCGCTGGTCGATACGGTGACTGTTCCGTCTGCCGTCACGGAAATACCGGAACCAATCTTCACGCCGCCGAGCCGGGTCGCCGTTGCAACGGGCAGCACATAGGCGGAACCGCCGCCCGTTGTGCCTCCCGGTGCAAACAGCGCCACCGTGGCGGACATATCCTCCGTCGGGATGTTCCTTGCCCAAAAGCGCAGGACACCGGCGAGAGCCTGCACCGTCGGACAAAGCCCGGCACGCTTTGCGACCTCAAGGGCCGCTTTATGTAAGGCAACACTGGGGAACATATCCTCCGTTACGCCGTCAACTGTGACATTGACAACGCACCGGAAGTCATCCATCCCCAGCATTTCCTCGTCATCAGATTCCCGCTGCCAGTCCCAACCGTCTGCGGGGATCGTGATGTCCTTGATGATGGCAGCCCCGCCAGAGCTGCCCTGCTCCTGAATAAGAGCTTTGACCTGTTCTTTGCTTACAACGTCCCCCGATTCCTTGAGGGATTCCATGGCGTTGCCGACGGCGGCGGTGATGGCCTCGGTATGGGCGGAAGCGTCTTTGTTGTGCTTCTCGACCTCTGCCCTGACCATCTTTGCGAGAGCCTGCATCTGCGGGTCTACGGTGATGCTGATATTGGCCTTGTTCGACACAGCAAGCAGCGCCGACAACTCAATTTCAAAATCACCGTTCACTTTTGTAGACGGAACTTCCACGCCGCGCTCATCCTGCATAATGAACAGGAGTGTTTCGGCATCGTCGTTCAGTCTGCCGTAAACGCCCACCTGATGCATGATGTAGGTTTCATCTGCACCGGTGATCTGGATTTTTACCCGCCGGGCAGTTTCGCCGTTGCTTTCAACAGTTTCGATGTCCAGCAATTTCAGGTCATGTGTTTCGCCGCTTACCCCGGTTTCCTCCGAAAGGTCTGCGTCTGCCGTGCCGGTGCCGCTCACAGCGCGGGTGATTACCAGCGCACCACCGGAGAGAGATTCCGACAGCAGGGCGGCACCGGCGGCGGTGTAGTTAGATTTTTCCCAACTCACGTTGTCTGTCCTCCAATAACAATGTTTATCGCCGTGTGCGACCGCTCAACAGTGCCCGCCGTAAAGGCTCGTGCTTTCACTGCCTTTGCTTCAACGGCACCGGGCAGCGCCACGGCAACCTGCATTTTCGATCTTCCGACCGCACCGGCAACATACGCCTTTGCGCCAACTTCCCGCGGCTTGATCCTACCGGGGACCTTTACGGTGCAGGATGTCGCCATGCCGCAGGGTACGGCGGCGATGTAGGCGGGCGATCTTTCATGCGGTTCGATGGTGTAGATGATGTGCTCAAGGTGAGCAGTGCAGCGTTTTGTGTAGCCCAGCAGCTTTTCCATTTCTGCTGCGGTGTGATATGTTTCCTGATCGTCGGTGATGTCAACATACAGTTTCCAGAATCCCGGTGTCCCCCCATACGAGAACCATTCCTCAATTCTGGCTTTTTTGTAAATTGTCTCCACCTGTTCACGAACAGCCTTTACCGTTCCTGCATAACGCTGGATTTCAATTGCGGTTCTTACGAGCTTACGCTTCGTCTCAATATCGGCGGCAGAATCGTACCATTCGATTTTGAGATAGATTGCCATTTGATCCAGCATTCCCTCGCTACAGTTATCCACATCCGAGAACGTCATGCCCGTTGCCAGATATTCCAGCATCCGGCCTTGAAGTTCCCCATATACTGCAGACAGCACCTTTGCCCACGGCTGTTCAGCAACGACCCGCGGCAGTCCATCTGCAATTCTCGCGTCCTGCAGCTTAATCATCCTCGACACCTCCGTAGATGATCGTCGGGGTTCCGCTCAGTTTTGGGATTTGCACTGTTGCTTTTTCCAAATCCGAACCGCCTTCGACTACCATGTAAACCGGTTGTCTAAGCTCTACTCGTTTTACGCCAGCGACACGCAAGCGATAAATCAATTCCATCGGGCTAATGTCTCTCCCGATGGAGCGCTGCCACTGCTGAAATTCCTCAACAGCTTTTGTAACGTTTTCCTGAACAATACTTGCGCCCTTCGCGTTGCCCGCTCCGATATAATAGGTAAAGTCAATTCCGTACTCCACTTCTTCCGGGGCCTTACAGATCACCTGATCTGTCATGGGGCGTCGAGCTTCGTTCATCAGATATGCTTGCATTTCGCTCATATCCTTTTCACTCGGCATCCTTCCGCCCGTCAGCATGAAAAAGATATACACTGTGCAAGGCTGGCTCCGTGGACTGACTGCAATTGCATTTTCCACATCAGAGCGGAAGCTCATTGCCCAATACTCGTAGGCGTCTCGCGGCCCTGCGCAACTATACGTTGTCGGTGACAGCCAAATCCGCCGGGTCAAGCTATCGTCGCTTTCCGCGTCTGCGCCGCCGCTGGATGTATCCACATTCTCCACTGCCGCAACATAAGGAATGGCGTCTACCAGCGTATCGACAACGCCGATTGGAACGTCGTTTCCACCGGCTCCTACCACCTCGGCTTGCGCCAACACATCAACATAGGTCTCGCCAATGGCAATCTGTGCGTAGGCCGTTGTGGCAAAATAAATACCCGCGGCAGTTCTGACACGGGTTCCATGTGGAATCATTACAACTGTTTTCTGTTCAGCCGAAAGATTAAATCGGATTGTCACCGTTGCATAGGTTGCTTCATTCCGCTTCACGCCGAACGGAAGCCCCATATTATCCAGCGCTGCACCCGTTGCTGTTTTCAGCAAGGCGCAGCGGGTTCTTTTTTCTGCAACCTGCAGCACCATGTAATACAGCTCAGAAATACTTTTCAGCGTAAGAGTGATTGGGTCAGCACTGTGCAACGGCGGGGTTGTTCCGTTTACCGCTTTGTAATTTCGGGTGTAAATTTCTGTCACCAGATTATTTACATCCTCAAGCGTCATATTATCTGTGACGCTATACTCCGGGATTTCGGCAAATTCAGCGATATTAGACAATGTTTATCACCACCTTCGGTCGAATGTTCCCCTGCTGGCTTCGGCTGGTTTCATAGCTTACTTCCAGCACTTGTGCCCTCGGTTCGTACTTCTTTGTCTTTCGGATGATCTCTGCCGTGAGCTTCGCTTCGGCAGCTTCGGCTGGCAGGCTCAAGCAGTCCATGTTCAGGCCAAACTCCCGGTCAAGTGCCTGTTCACCTTCTCGGCTCCCATAAAGCGTCTTGAGACAGTTATATACATCCCGTTCTTCTGTGCTTTCGGACGGATTGATCTCTACATCAATATCGCCCAGTATCAGCTTTTCCAGCTCACCGCTCATGTGTACTCCTTTAGCGTCAAGGTCAGCTTTCCGCTTGTCAGTCCCCAGAACCGATGTACCGCGCCCCATTCATCCGCTACTTTTTCAAGCATAAACGGATTTTGAGAAACCGGCCTGTTGTTGATGATGAAGTAGTCTACTGCTCCGGCTTCGCACAAATCCATTAGGGCGTCAAAGACCTTTCGCGGATTTACTCCCAGCCTTGAACTAAGCGTAATGTTGAACTGATACTCTCGCAGGCCGGGACTTACATATTCGCTTTTATCTTTTCCGCCGATCACGCTGTGCGTCGCCCAGTTGCTCGACGTACTTCCACTGATGTTGTCCGGCGTAAGAACTCGCCAACTTGATACTGTAAACACCAGTCCAGCAAAGCTACCGATGCTGCCCCATGCCATAAAGAACACCCCCTCACTTTACCGGGACGCCGGTATTCCCCGAAACAGTATACGGGCCAGCTTTTGCCGACCCGTCATGTTCGTGCTTGTGATTCACAAGGCTTACGCCATTGATTTTGCAGTCGCCAGAGCCGCCCGAAATATTCACCGTTGCTCCTGTGATTTTCACCGTCGTTCCGGTAATTTCAATCGTTCCGCTCTGGCAAACCTTGACGGTCGAAGCCCCGACCTTGAAGGTCACGTCCCCACCAACAGTGAAGTCCAGATTTTTACCGATGGTCTCTTTTGCATTCCCGTCGATTTTTTCTTCATAGTCTCCGCTATCTCCATCGTATTGTTCAAAGGCTTTGCCCTTCTTATCGTTGTAGTCATACCGGTAACGTTGTTTCTTTCCACCGACCGGCTTGTTATCCTCATTCCAGAACGTTCCGATGCACGTTCCCATTTCCTGACTATCGGAATTGTGGAGAACGCAAACCATAGCACCGACAACCGGCATCCGGTACAGCGCATTTGAAACCACACAGATTTCATCGGTCACAGAACCGTCCCGATCTTCATATGCAACTTCAATTGTGCCATCCTCGTAATTCACTTTGGACACTGTGCCAATGCGAATGACGCTGCTCATCGTGTCACCCTCCCACTCTGCTTGCTGAGACCTTCGTCACAAAACCGCCGGATTTATTCATGGTGTGCCCTACACTGTCCATGTAATATTTTCCGTCGATTTTCCCATATCCTTCCACGTCAATACACTGCGTCGCGCAATATGTCAGGTTTCCCATAGTCGTAAAGGAAATGGTTGTAGCCGAATGGTTTTTGTTGTCGATAGCCGCCTGCAGCTGCCGTTTTGCGTCCGCTTCACTTGATGCATACTGGTTTAGCTTCAACATCCGGTCTGCCGTTCCGATTGTCACCTTGATATTCACTTTTTTCTTTTGGTTGGAATAAGTAAACTCGCCTCCGGTGTATGTTCCTGCCAGCGTTGTGTTCCAGCTCAACGAGCCGGGCACAATGTCAATCGGTTTTACCGTTGCTACCGAATCCTTTTTCTTGTACTTTTCACGGTCAAAAATCCAGATTTTGTTCCGGTATGTTTTGAGGATCAGCCCGTATGTGCTGCAAATTTTCTGCAAGAAAGAGCTGTCATTATCGTCCTGTTCTTTCAGAGCGACGCTGATATCCTCTGCATCCATCTTGCATTCCAAGCCGTACCGCCCAGCAATGGTTTCTGCAATGCGTTTGATGCTCGTGTTCTTCCAAACCTGCTCTCTGTTTTTTTCATGAAAGCTCGTCCCGTTTGGCCGGGCGACCGCTCCAATCGTCAAAACATCCGGGCAGGCCGAAAAGCTCAGATCATCAACTACCAGCGTTCCACAATCCAAAACGGTTCTATCCCCCTGCACGATCCAGTTTGTCGTGCAGAGGGTCGGGTGCAGCACAGCTTCCTTGTCTGGCATCCACGAATCGATCCACTTGTGATCCATCGCGTTTACCTTAATAGAAAGGCTGTCACTCGAATCCGAACCGCTATCGGTGTATGTGAAGTTTTCCACATCTTTGCGGATGTCGCTTGAAATGTCCTTTCCGTCATATTCAAGCGTCAGGAACGCTTGACGTGGCGTAATCATCCCTCACACCTCACCTTTTCCAAGGCGGCAGACTTTCGTCTGTTTTTGCCTTAACTTCCACTTCCGGCGTGGCAAGCACCACCCCGGAATCAAACTTGTACACCTCGATATACTCCCGGTTGGCAGTCATCAGCACATCGGCTTTCAACTCGTCACCGTAGACAGTTTTTGCAATACCATCCCAAGTGTCACCGCTCTTTGTCGTGTAAGACATCAGGCCACCTCCTTATGCATACCGGGTTCGATTGTTTTCTCGGTTGTATTTGTCCATAAAGGCTTTGAACTTTTCGTACTCGTCCTCCATAATCGAAGCAATCTGCTGGCGGTCTGCATCACCAGTGATTGTGATGTTCGGAGCAAATACAAACTGCGGAGAGCTTCCGCCGTTGCCGCCGGGTACAGGTGTATTCTGATATGCGCTCACCGGGATTTCGGACAGCGTGCGCCCGGTATCCCTCGGCGGCAGCACATAAAGCGGCGTTCCTGTGTCTGTAAGGACACCGTCCTGCCAGCTTGAAAGCACCGTGCCGCCGTTGTAGTTTTTGGCTGCTTCGGTCAGTGCAATGGTTACAGGGCTGTCACTTCCGAGGTACTTGTTCAGCAGAAGCGGAGCAACATCAGCTGCAAGGCTGGTCGCCGCCAGTGCAAGCGAAGCGTCACCAGACATTGAGTTGTTGGCGACCGTCCATAGCATCGACAAAGCGTCGCCGGTGGTTCGGATGCCATTGGAACGCAGTGCGTACTTACCGTATGCTTTGGAGAAATCAATCAGGTTGTCCAGTTTTTCCTTGCTTCCGTCGGTGAAACCGCCGTTTGCAAAATACCGTACACCCGCCGCACGAGTTGCATCCTCGCCAGACACTCCCAGCATCCGGCCTGCACGCACCCAGTTTTCGACGTTGCTATCGTGAACACTAGGCTTGAAGCTGATAACCGCCTCTGTTCCAGCTTCGCCCGCAATGCTGACACCGTGAGTAAAACCGCCGTTCGCAAAGGCAGGCATTGCAACTTCTTTCAGGTTGAAGCCGAATTGTTTTCCACCGAGGGCGGGCACCCAATCAGGCACCGTAAAAGACAATTTGTTCAACGTGCCGATGATTGCATTCACAACCGTAATCGTCACCGACACAATGCCCTTTATCAACCCGACGATGCCCTGAATAACCGGTTCAATCACCGGCAGTAGTCCGTGGATCACATCGACGACGAGCTTGATTGCGTTTATCAGGGTTGTGCCAACCAGACTGATAATCATGCTTATCAGCGGCGACACTGCGGGGAACAATTCGTTTACAGCGAAGCTCATAATATCAGCCAGCAGCGGCTTAATATGATTCACTCCGAGGTCTACGATCTGTCCAATCAGCCCTTTCACCGATTCGATAATCGGTATCACTGCCCCGAAGGTGGTTCCCAAGTCGTCGATACCGAAAATACTCTTTCCGCTCAAGCTCTGCTGGATGTTTTGCAGGTTTTCCAAAGAGAACGCATTGCTCACCGAATCGCGGACGCTACCTGCAATATCGTGGATTTTACTCGTAAATCCATCAAACATCGCCAGTCCCTTTTCGCCGAACACGTTCCCGACGATCTGGCGGATGTCCTCAAAGTGATCTCCCAGCAGACTGACCACTGCGATGATTCCACCGATTCCGGTAATCACCGGGCCGAAGGTGCCGAGCAATCCCATAAATGCACCGCCCAATTTACCGGCTATCGGGCCTACCGCCGTGTTGGCTAGGCTCAGTCCAGAACCAAGGAACTTGAACGCGTCCCCTGTTCCTTTCGCAATTCCCCCGCCAACGTTTAAGGCAAATTGTCCAGCTTTAGTAGATGCTGCGCGGCCTGCCAGATTTTTTACGCCGCCAATTGCCGTTCCTGCAATGTTTTTTGCTCCGCCCAGCAATCCTTGTCCAAAGCCCATAGCCTTTTGGCCCATGTTCCCTACAAAGCCGCCAAGTTGTGTACCGGCAACTTTTTGGCCGATCCACTTTCCAACGCCGACCGTGTTCTGAATAAAGTCTGTCCCCGCCAGATTTTTTGCAGACCTTGCAACTCTGGCTCCGTATTGCCCTATCGAACTGCCTTTCAACAATCCGATTATTCCGCCGGAAGCCTGTGCCTGCTGAATGCTGCCAAACAGCGCACTCGTTGCCTTTGCCATCCCAGCAGGTGTCTTTGCCCCAAACAGCTTTTTGCTGTTCTGCATTCCAAGGACGCTACCAAGGATGGTGTTCTGCACTCTCTGCCCGAAGCTAGGATTGCTGCCCGCCGGAACAGCGCTGTTTGCCAGCTGTGTTCCAAGTTTTGCAGCCTGCCACAGATTGCCAGCTTTTCCTGCACCAGACACGCCCTTCTGTACAAGCCCCACAGGGCTTTCCGCCCCGCTTGCAAACTTCGTCGCGCTGGATACCACCTGCAGGATTTGCGGTGCAAACCGCATTCCTGCCCATGCCGTGCCGATACCCGCGATGGTCGTAGCCACCTTATCGCCATTATTCAGCAGATACTCGATTACCTGCCTTACATGTTCTGCAATATCCGGCAGAGCGGCGCGGAGGTCATTCAGCTTTTCGATGCCAAACCCGGCTACATCTTTCAGCACCGGAAGGAAATTGTTTCCAACTTCAATGCGGACGGCCCGCCATGCGCTCCCAAGCATCGTCAGTACGGATTCAGAGGTTTCGCATTTCAGCATAAACTCCTTATACATACTGCCGTTATATTTGGAAGCATCACCTACATCGTCCAGTGTTTTTACAAACAAGCCAAGATTTCCAGTCAGTTTTGCGCCGCTCTCAATGGCCCACTGACCAAGCAACGTTTTCAGGTATCCCACTTGTTTGTCTTTCGGCTGAGTACCGATAGCAGTAAACAAACTTTTCAACGCCGCCGGGGCGTCCTTTTGCATATCCTTCGCAAACTGTTCTGCAGTAAATCCCAACTGTTCAAAAGCCGCAGACTGCGCATCTGTAGCTTTTGAACCCATAGAAAGGTTCGTATACATCCGGCGGATAGATGTTGCCACTTTGCCAGAATCAACGCCCATTGCCAGCAGTGCCGTAGAAAGCGCTGCCGTGCTCTGAACATCCATGCCAGCGATTTGACCCAGAGAGCCGGTGTCGTTTACGGTCTGGGCAATTTCAGCGGCGGTCGTTGCGTAGTGGGCACCCAGATAGTTGATCTGGTCTGCCAGCTCCATGACCTGATCGTGGTTCACGTTGAATGCAACTTCCCACTTTGCCGCCCAGTCGCCCGCCTGATCCGCAGAAATATCCATGGCCGTGCCCATTTCGGCAACGTCTTTCAGGAACCCCTCGTCTATCAGGTCGTTCATGCTCTTGCCAGACTGACCAGCTGCAGCCGCCAGACGTGTCAGCTCTTTGGCGGTGTACGGAATTTGTGTGCTCAAGTCAAGAATATCTTTCGACATTTCCGCATAAGCGTCCGTTTTGACCTTTCCGTTCGCGTCCGTCAGACCGCCAACGTACTTCGTCACATCAAGCATTTCGCTTTCAAATGCAACTGCTTCTTTTGTTGCATCTACCAGCCCCGCTGTAATGCCGCTGGCTATGCCCACCGTTACTTTTGCGATATTCGCTGCCAGTTTCGATGCGCCGTTCGCCATACTGCTGAGCTGAGTATTCGCAGACTTTACAGCCTGCGTCAGCGAGTTATCAACGTGACCGCCGATCAAAATAGAAAGCTCTAGGGTTTGATTTTTTGCCACTCCTCCGCCACCTCCTCGTTGATTTCCACCAGCTCACGCACGGGCAGATTCAGGTAGAAATCTGCACTCGTGTGTGTAGCCGTGGCGAGGGCTATCGCCGCCTTTCTGATGGTTTTGTATCCGCCCTTTAGGCGAAAAAATCCTTGTGGTTCACCCCTGCGCGAAGCTGTACAGCCTCCGCCAGCGGCAGGCCGAGGAAGAATGCCACATCCTTACCGGTGGCCATAGATGCGATCAGGCAGCAGTAATAGTAGTTCAGGGTCTTTTCCGCTGCGCGAATATCTTCTTCCTCCATGCGGTTTTCCGCCTGACGGACGTTCATGCCGGTAAGGTTCGCCACGCCTGACAGGTCAACTTCGGTGTATTTTTCGCCCTTGTAGGTGTAGGGCTTGCCGAACTTCATGATGTGGCTGTGCTCGTCCTCGTCGCCATCTTCCTCTGCGGCGGCGCTACGGAGCGACGCCTGAACAGTCTGGCGAACCTTCTTGCTTGCGCCGATGGGAAGCAGCTGGAAAAACTCGATGGGGAGCTTCGTTGCGGCAGCGGCCAGAGCGTCGGTGTATGCAGTCGCAGTTTCAGGGGTAATCATCACGGCCATTTCGCCCTCGTTGTACAGTTTCTTGATGATGAGCACCGCATCCTTGATGGTCAGATCATCCAGACCGGACAGGTCGATCTCGGTATACTCCTTATCATCAAACTTGTACGGGCGGGCCAACTCGATCAGCTTCGGGTTCTTCTTAACCTCAGCGGTCTTGTCCTGTTCTGCGACGGAAGAAACATTCTTTTCCATGGTGGTTTTCCTTTCTGTTCAGATATAAAAATTGACCGCCCCGGTCTTTCGGGGCGGTCGCTTCATTTCTTTGGCGTTAGATCAGCGCGGTAACGTCTGCCAGCATATCCTCGCCCTGAACGCGGTATACGCCGTTCAGCTTGTCGATGGCAATGATTTCCTCGCCGTCGTTCTCGATCATGATGTAGGTCAGTTCCAGCTTAACCTTGGCTTCCATGCCCTCGCCCGCCTTGATCTTGCCGGGAGTAAACTCCTTGACGCGGCCAACCTCAACGATGCGCAGGCCCTTATAGGCATAGCCGAGGCTCTTATCCACCGCCTGCTGTGCAACGCGGAAGGTAAGGTTCACCTGACGCTTCGGAGAAAGGACGTTGACAAAGCTCGAATATACGAGGTTGAAGGAAACTTCCTGCTCGATGGATTCAAACTGGCCGATGTTCGGTGCGGAAATCTTACCGAGGATACCAGCGCCGGAAACGTCGATAGTCTCCGAGGTGATCTGCGGCAGAGTGATTTCCGGTGCAGTGCCAATTGCTTTCACGCCGTCAATGTAAACGTTGAAGCTGTTGACGATTTCCGGGGTCAGATTCGTGTCCAGTGCCATTGTTTATTCCTCCTTTCTGGGTTAGCCCGCCAGCGCGGTAGAAATCGCGTTGGGATCAAACTCCACAATTTCCTCGATGTCCTCCGCCGGATTAAACGGAGACATATACTTGTGGAACTTCACCGTGCCATTCAGCAGATCGGTCGTGGGGTTTTCGGATTCGATGTACTGCAGCTCATAGCGGGCGCAAATGCCACGGCTGACAAAGCTGTTGCCGCGCACGTTCTCGCTGTCAACCAGAGCCTCGATCAGGCGCTTGTTCAGCGGGTCGCTGACCTTCTGGAAATAGGTCTGGATGAAGGTGTTATCATCCCAGCAGAAGAACCTGCGGACGCTGAACCAGCGATCCTTCGGGTCAGTGTTGCCGGGATAACAGGCAGTGTTGTTGCCCCACAGACGGAAGCCGTTCATGTTCAGCCACGTTGCAACGCCGAAGGAGTTGACCACATTGGCCTGCTCCTGATCCAGCAGAACTTCCGTTCCATCTTTCAGGCAGGCAGCAGAAATAGAGATAGGCTTGTTATCCGGGCTTACGTTGGGAATATCGCCGTTGTTCGCATCGGTCGCCACGGTCGCCGCAGCAGCCATTGCCGAACCCGCATAGATCACGTCGCCAACCTTTGCGTACAGCCACACAGCGTAGCAATTCGCACTGGTCACAGCCTGCTTTTCCTTCTGACGCTTCACGTCGTCATACTTGGTTGCACCGGCAGTAGAGCTGTCGATGTCCACGATGCACACGCAGTTGAAAACACCGTTGATGTGGCTTGTCTTTGCCTGCAGGCCAGCCGACACCAGTGCATTCTCCGACCAGCCCGGAGCAAGCAGAATGCCGGGGGTCATGTTCAGCTTCGGGAAAATCTGGCGAATGACTTCCATGCCGCTCTCAACACCATCTGCAGTAACCGCACCAACGATGTCTGCCGGGGTAACAGCAGTCGGGTCGATCTGGACACCGCTCACAGTCAGGCTCGTTGCGCTGTCGCCAGCACCGCCGGGGATCACCACGATGTTCACATAACCGTTATCGTCAAATGCTGCGGTGTAGTCCGTACCAGCCGCCAGCGGAGTTTCCTCTGCCTTAACGGTCAGCTTGTCCAGCAGGATGTCCTTTTCCTCCACCACTGCAACGCCGTCATTGACCTGCACAGTTTTTTCCGGCAGATTTTTCTTGTGCTTGTTGGGATCAAGCACGTTAATCAGGATCATCGGCGACACGCCGACGACCTTGAAACTTGCGCCCATGCTCTGGCAGACGGTGTACTTCTCATAATCATCGTCGTAACCCACTGCGGCAGTTGCGCCTGCCAGCGTATTTGCCAGCATGGGGGTATTCGTGCAGTGATACGGATCACTTGCGCGGTTGATCGGCGCAGTGCCGATAACGACCTGCAGGCCAGCAGTTGCCGTCACGGGTGCCACGATACTGGTTCCCTGCTCGGCAACATAAACGCCATGCTTGTATGCCATGTTCTCTCCCTCCTTAGTTCAGTGCCGCTTTCACTGCGGCAAAAAGAATACCCGCGCTGCTCTTGGGGTTCTCAAGAGCCACGCGAGTATCTTTGAATTTATCAAGAGGCACCAGCAGGCCCCTTGCCATCGGTACGGCATCAAGGAAACGGTTCACCGCATCCGGCACCGCCTTACTGTCATGGTACACCGTGTACTGCTTCACCGTGTTTTTTACCGTCGGGCCGCAGTAAACCATCGGCCCATCCTTCTTGACCGGAGTTTCGGTCGCAGCCGCCTTTTCGGTCTGAGTATTTTTTGCATTGCTCATATAAGTTCCTCGATTTCCGGGTTGTTTTCGCTGCTCATGCTCGGACAAGTAACATCCATCTGCACCGTAGCGAAGTAATACGGGCTTGTATCGTCCTGTTGAATTGCGCAGTCAATGGGAAGCAACACGTTGAAATAATCGCCAAAGATGTTGTAGACGCGGAAATGCTGTCCAATATCCTGCATGATGTTGTACAAATCCAGAACGGCGGGAGCTTTTTTATCCCGCACACCTTCCTCTTTGTTGCGAATAGGTGTCTGATATGTGCAAATAATCAGGCTCATGTCCACCATTTCAGGTTCTTCCATCTTATCAATGCTCCAACCTGCTGCCTTGACCAGAATAAACGGAGCCGCTGCGGCCACCGTATCCACATCCTCGTCATTGCCGAAGTCGGTCGGAAATTCAAAATCGAAAATATTGAGCGGCTTATTTTTGCCTTGACCACTGAATGTCTTTCCTGCAAAGAGCTTGTCCAGTTCTTCATGCAGCTTTTTCACAGCGTCAACCGGTGTGTAATTACTCGCTCTCACTTTGTTTTCCTCCCGGCCTGCGTCAGAATTTTGGATACTTCATGCTGCAGCCGTTCCTGCAAGATAATCTCGCTGTCCGGCTCGACTTCCTCTCTCCATACGGTGCTATGCATCGCACTGGCAGACGGGCTGGACATGGTGTAGAGTTTTTCTACGACGCCATTCTTACTGCGCCATCTGGTCGATTTCGGATTTGCCGCCGGACGACCGATCAACCTCTGCACCATGCCGACGTGCCCACTGTCAAACTTCACAAGAAAGCCCTTGCTTGCCTGTCCCAGCGCCGTATGTCCGCCGGTCAATGCTTCCATCGGCGATTTTTTCAAAACACGCGATGTGTGGAACTCCGGCGACAACACCCAGTCCCTTCCCATATGCGGAACAGACGGGTTCGACTGGAAGTCGCCCAGATCATTTCTCCGGCTGGAAATAAAAATCTCCGCCGTCGGGTTCTGCGTTGTCGCCCTGTTGCGAACTTTCAGCGCATTCAGGTGACGGCGGCCAGCAGAATTGACAGCATACCGAAGCCGCGCTTGCCGGATCATCATGTTTTTGGCTCTCGTCGCAGTCTGGTTGACAGCGTTTTTCATGGCCCGCGGGGCCTTATCCCGCATATCTCCCAGTGCACGTTCCACTTCACCGATGTTCGGCACCTGCACGTCATAGATTGCCTTTGCCATTACTGCCGCACCCTCTCCAACGTGACCAGATACAGTCCATGCTCATTTTGACAGCTTTTTATCGTGTAGCTGATTCGGTCGTACTCCATCGGCTTTCCAATCTTTGGAGCAGGGCCATAGTCAGCCGCCCGGATAAAGAACTGCTTTTGCGAGATGTACAAGCCTTGGTCAAAGTTTTGCTTGGCACCGGCTTCCCAGTGTGACTTGCGCTCTTTCAGTCCGGTTTCATACGGCACCACATCAAACGTTTCTCCGTCGATGGTATGCTGTTCTACAAACTCCTGAAAAAACACATCGTCAATATCAGCCATTGCCATTTCCAAAAAGTCGGTCATGGTAATACCTGCTTACTCTGCTGCAGTCTTGCGGCCTTTTCTGCCGGGCTTTTCCTCGGCTTCGGATGCTTCTTCCTGCGTTTCCACATCGTTGCTGTCGGCGTCAGCCTGCTCCACAATGGCCTTAGTTTCCGCATCCAGTTCCGCTTCAGCGGCAACGCCCAATTTCACAAGGCGTTCCGCCTCTGCATCATCAACGCAAACGACCTCGCCCGCCAGAATCAGCTTCGTGGGTGCACCAGCTTTCGCCCGGAAGCCATAGCCGCCGGAAATGATCTGAACGACCTTCATATTCCTGCTCCTTTCTCTTAGCCCACAACGTCAGCTGCATAGATGTAGGGGCAGTAGGTCTTGGGTGCGGCCAGAGGACGGCAGCCCAGACGGAGCTTGCGGGTATCCTTGTCCTGATCCACAACCAGCTTTGCAACACGCTTTGCGGCATAGGTCGTGTAGTCGGTCTTGCCGTAGTCCATCTGAGTAATGGAGCCGTACATCATATGGCCGCAGTCCGGCGCAGTCACCATAGCTGCCGTAGCCGGGAAGTATCTGGCGCTCTTGCCGGTCTCGTCCTCATAGGTTTCGTCCACGCTGAACACGTTCAGCATGAAACCGCCGAAGTTTAGCGTACCCATAAACACAACGCCGTCGTACTGGGTGAGCTGCTGGCGAATCTCGCCTACGATGATGCCGCTGTTCTTATCGAGCAGCTGGCGGGTTCTTTCGTCAGTCAGGATGTAGTCGGCCACATCAGTGCCGAGAATCAGGTCTTTTGCAGGCAGACCACGAGCAGACAGCATACGGCACATGGCCTTAACGTCGCCCCAGAAGTCACCACCGTTCTCGTTCCACTTCTTGGAAGCGGTATAGGTATGATCGCTGGTGCCGTCGTAGAACTTCACAACCAGAGAATCGCCCTTGGTTGCACCGTCGATGTACTCCTGCATAACGCAGCCGTTGCCGATCATGGTTTCCGCCGCCATCCATTCCTCGCGGCGGGCAATGCGGTTTTCCATGTCGTTCATGTCGTCTGCCAGCAGGCGGGCGGCACGCTGTGCTTCATCCATGCCCGGATACAGAGCCTCACCGAAGCCACGCTTAGTCAGCTCGTCGAGGGTCAGCAGACGAGACGGGGCGATATAGGCGGGCTTATAGGAATGCACCTCATAGCTCCGGCGACCAATGGGAATGTCGCCCGCTTTCTGATCCACGAATGCCGCCAGCTTACGGTCGCCGCTACGGTACTCGGTCAGAACTTCGTTCGCCTTGAAGATGTCACCTGCCCCGGTGGGGAAATAGCGATCCTTGAAAAAGCTGACCTTCGGGACAATTTCCTCGGAAATTGCCTGAAGGATAACATTATCAAAGAAGTTAATCAGAATTGCCATTGAAACGTCCTCCTGTTACATTTCGACCACAGGCAGCAGAACGATGTCCCGCATCCGCAGTGCGTCTTTGTCTGCCTCGGTCATGGTGTAGCTGTCCTTGACGGTCAGCTTGTCCGGGTTGAAACAGCCTGCCAGATAGACTGCAACGGTTTCATCCATGCTGGCCTTCATAGTCACATCCTCAATCAGGATGCAGTCAGCGGTCAGAGTATCGCCGCCGGACGCCTCGGTTCCCAGAATGTGCAGCTTTCCATCCTTTGCGCTCTTGGCAAACACCGTGCCACGCACAAAGGTGGTTTCTGCTTCCGGGCCAGCAATCACGCCGGGGCCGACGCGCTTTTTCGGGTTCACGCCTGCGATCAGGCCGTCGTACTCAACCTCGCCCAGCTTTTCACTCAGCATTTTTTCAGCCATCGTTTAGCCCTCCTTCTTCGGGTGGAACAGGTTCTTGACCATCGCACGCTTTTCGGCGTCGGTCTGGTTCTTGTTCTTCGTGCCAGTGCCAGAGACACCGTCCGGGGCAGCACCGCCAACGCTGTTTGCGCCGCTGGTATCTGCATCATCTTCGGTATCATCCAGCAGTTTGTGGCCCTTCTTCTTTGCATCCAGCGCCGCACGGTAAGCAAGCTGCTCCGCAGAACAAGCCTTGTCACCATACTTTGCCTCGGCCACCAGATCGGACGGGACTGCATCCGCGATCTCGTCAATGGCAGCCAAACGATCACGCTCCTGCTTCTGTGCCTCCGCATGGGCTTCGTCCACAATCTCTTTCACCAGATCAGGACAGCCGTTGCGCAGTTCATCTGCGTTCTTGAACTCCATGTCGTTACCTCCATCGTTCTTGTCCGGCTTTCCTGCCGGGTCAGTGTTATTTACAAAACCCTCAGTCGTGGCAGGGGCCACCACGGCGCGGTTTCGTACAAATTCAGGGGCATCATCAAATGTGCCCGGAACGGCAATGCTGTTGACAAACAGCGCACCATTCCTGTTTTCGATTTTTGCAGTCTGGTTGCTTTCCGTGATTTCGTCGATGAAGCCATTTTCTTTTGCTTCTGCCGCCGTCCACCACGATGTAGCGTCCATCCACGCCGCCACTTCTTCGACGGTGTGTCCTGTCTTTTTCGCATACTGGTTCAAGACATTGGTGCGCATCACGGTCAGTGCATCCATGAGCTGCTTCAAGCCCTCCATGTCCACAAACCCGTTCGGGTTTACCTTGATGGGGTGGATCATGTAGGTTGCATCCTCTGCCGCCTTGACCACTTTGCAATGGCTGGCGACGATGGTCGCCGCGCTGGCACAGATACCTTCGATTTGCGCTGTCACCGTGCCAAGCCTGTTTTCCAACATTGCGCCAATGGCTTGTGCGGCCCAGACATCCCCGCCGCCGCTGCAAATACGGACAGTCAGGTCATCCATAGCCGGAATCGTCGCAAGGTCTGCGGCGAACGCCTGCGGGGTCACTTCATCACCCCACCAGCTCGTACGGCTAATATCACCGTAAAGCAGAAGTTCCGCCGTGCCGCCGGTCTCGGCTGCATTGCGGAACTCCCAAAACTTCTTGTTACTCGGACTTGCCGGGGTCGCCGCCGCTCCGTTGAGGAACAGCGGTTTGCTGTTGCACTTGTGCTCCCGCAATTTCGTCCACCTCCCGTTTCAGTGCGGCTTCGGCTTTCCGCTGCCGCATATTTGCCTCATAGCTTCCGCCCGTCATCTGAGCGGTTTCCTGTGCCGCCGTGGAGAATCCGCTGTTCACCCGCATCTGGGCTGCTTCAGCTTCATCCTTGGGGTTCAGGTTTGTTCTTGCCGGGCCATTCCAGTTGCAGTTCATGTAGGCCGCTGCAACCGCCGGGTTTGTCAGGAAGCCCGGCGCTTTGATCCGTCCCTTGCACACGGCTTCCCGGAACCATGCCTCATAGACCGGCTGGCAGAAAGAATCCGCGAACCAGTCTCGGTGCATTCCCGTGGTTCTCCAAAATTCATTCAAAGCGCCGCGGGCTGCAGAATAGCTGGTGCTGAACTGCTTGTACAGCACCTCAGACGGAATTTCCAACGCCGCCGCCATCTGCTTTACAATGGCGTTCATGAACGCTTCAAACCCGGTCGTTGGGTGCTTCGGGTCTGCGAACTGCACTTCCTCTCCGGGGTTCAGGTCGATAAACGCGCCCGGTGCCAGCTCCACACTGGTCTTATCAGGCGTATCTACCTGCACATCCGGGGGAAGCATTTCGCCAAACGGCACCTCGTCAGATTGATCCGACTTCTTGATAAACACTGTGAACATCGCGGAGATCACCGCGGCTGTCAGCTCTGCGTCCGTAAAACGCCCAAGCTGTTTCAGGCTTTCCAGCACCGGTGCCAGCAGTGGTACGCCGCGCAGCTGACCGGCACGTTCGCGCTGCATCAGACAGAGAACATTCTGCCGCCCGGTCTTTTTGCCGTAGGCTTCCACTCTTGTCCAGTGCGAGGCCGTCAATCCCGTCACGCTGGTAGACGCCAGCGGGTGCCGGTCGCAAACCCAGTACGCAATGACCATGCCGTCTGCATCGGTTTCAACACCTTGCACGATCTTTTCAACATGATGCTCGTTAATGTCCGTCGGCGAAAGGATGTCCATAAACGCAGGAGAACAAATGCGGTCGGCTTCGATGATCCGCACACGCAGGTCATACGGTACACCGGGCGTCTTTTTGTTCTGCAGGACTGCCCATGAATCACCATTCAGCAGAAATCCCGTAAATGCCAACTGCTGCAACATATAGAAATTGTCGATGCGGTCTGCATCACAGGTCGGCTTATTGGCCCACAGAGCAAATTCTCTTGCGATTTGTTCATTGATTTTCTGGGCTTCCTCGTCTGAAATACCCAAAAATGCGTTGTCGATCTGCGGTGTCGGTGTCAGACCGCCGCACACTACATTGGTGCGCATGGTCTTGATGGCACCGGTTGCCAGCGGGACGCCCATATAAGCGTCCCTGCTCCGCTCTCTCAGGACGCGAAGATTATCTTCGATGTCCTCTTTCGGGCTTCCACCGTGCCACATCCAGCCCCGCATAGATTTCTTGTGCAGACTTGCGCCATAGTTGGAATATCCCGAATTGATTGCCCGTATTGCCGTCTGTGCGGCAACACGTTTTACTGCCCGCTCCGGGGCAATCGCCGTGAGCAGGGTATCGAAGAATCCCATCTTCTACTCTCCTTACAGGTCACGCGGCACAAAATGCCCCATCCGGTTCCGTCCCTTTCTCTGCTGAGAAAGTTCCGTCACCTTGTTCGACCAATAATCAATCCGCTTTCCAATCTGCGTCAGGTCTGCGTAGGTCAATGACCTGTTGCCGATCTGGTAGCTTTGCCCGTGTGTCACCTTTTCCTCGGCGGCAATCCAAAGGTCAAGCTGTTTCTGTGCCGTTTCCAGCGTAATTCCTGCCATTTAGATACCTCCCGAAAGCTGACGACGGCCCCGTGATTTCTTGACCGGCTGGGCAGGCGTTCCGTCTGCATCCGGTTTTTTCAGCACAGGGCGAGAAATAGCAAGAGCCGCGGTTGCGTAATTGCGCAAATCCAGCGGCTCGTTTCGTTTATGCTCTTTATCTTTGATTTCCCAGTATTCTTTCAAATGACCCTTGACGAACCGCACCACTTTCTTCTCAGCTGTTAGGCCCTTGAAGTATTCTTCGGTGTAGCCTGCTTCCTCATTTGACGGGAAGTGGCAGTAGTTCGGGCCGGGCGTCTTGACTTCCAAACGCTGATAGATGGTCGTTTTGCCCGCATCAACGCCCAGAATGAACAGGTCTGCCCGAACACGATTGTTCTTGGACGGGTTGCGGATAAACGGCACTCCTGCGCCGCCCATGCCCTTAATGGCAAAGATGCGCCGGTTGAGCCGTTCCTTTGCAAACCGGTAAACTTCATCGGTGTGGTGTCCACCGGAATCAATGCAGGTCGCCAACAGCGGGTATGCCGTTCCGTCTGCCTTGTGCCATGTCCGAAGTAGAAAGTTGTCCAGATCGTCCCATACCTGATCCGAAAGCATATCGCCGAAGATTTTCTGGTAGCGAACGCCCCAGCTCTCTGTGCCCTCGCCCCAGCCGACCACTTCAACTTCAAAGCGATCATCCTGCACGTCAACACCAGCAGTGAGGTACAGAACATCATCCGGCACCTCTGCGGCGTAGATTTCGCGGCGGTTGAACAGCTCGATGTCCTCCAACTGAATGCCGCGTTCCTCCCACGTCTCGCCCAACTCTGTGTTCACCCAGACCTTCATTTGTTCCGGGTTGCCATGATCGAGGGCAATTTTCGCTTCGATGAACTTCGTCACGATCTCTTTCCAGCCAACAAAGGTTGAAGCCAGCGTGTTCAGGTGGAAGCCTCTGGATTCTGCACCGGGATTGGCGGCAACATACTTACCGTATTTCCCCTGCTCTTTCCAGCGGTATTCATTTGATACACAGCCGCATTCCCTGCAGACATATCCAATTCCCTTGTCGAGGTCGTCTTTGTCGAACTTGACATTCTCCCAAAGGAACGGCTGGTATGCTCCACATTCCGGGCAAGGCACGTTCCATTCTTCTTGTGTAGAAAGTAGGTAGGCGTCCTCAATGCGGCTGTCTCCCTTGATGGTGGGCGTGCTGACCATGACGGTCTTGTAATCCCAAAAGGTCGTCTGGCGTTTCTTTGCCAGATCAAGAGGGTCGCCCTCTGTTCCTGCGCTCTTGGGGTAGCGGTCGATCTCGTCCGCCAGCAGCACTTTGATGGGGCGGCTGGCAAGGCTCGACGGGCTGTTTGCGCCAACAATGGTGATGTGCCCGCCGGGGAAGTTCTTCTTCATGACGGTATTTCCAGCGTACCGGCTTTTGGTATCCACCAGACCGGTAAGCCGGGGCGTGTCCCGGATCATGGGAGCGATACGGTCTTTTGAGAGCGTCTGCCCCATGTCAAGGGTAGGCTGCATACACATCACCGGGCAGGGTGCATAGTCCATGTAGTAGCCCAGCGGGTTCAGAATGAAAGCATCCGTCTTTCCGATCTGCGCCGCCGACATGACGACGACAGAACGGACGTGAGGATCACCGATGGCATCCATGATAGCCCGCTGATACGGGGCTTTCTCGGTGTGCCACTGCCCCGGTTCTGCGCTGGATTCTGCGGACAACACCCGGTATCTGTCCGCCCACTGGCTGACTGTCAGGGGCGGCGGCGGGCGTAGTTTGCTTAGAACCTCGGCGAACAGTTCCACGGTCTGCGGTTCAAGTTTCACGATCCGTTTTTTCTTCACGTTTCGGTTCACCTCTTACGCAGGCTGGGAACATACACAGGATCAGCCTTTGGTGGATGCGTTTGCCCCACGGGCAGTGCTTGCAAGCGCCGCCGGGCTTATCCGGTTTCTTCTCCGTCTTGTTCATCTTCTTCATCATCCTTTGGCGGCTGCAACGCCACCTGATAATTAGAAAATTCCTCCATGATCTCATAGAGGGAACTTTGCAATAAGTCCATGATCTTGCCCTCATCACCGTCCAGCTTGGCAATGTTTGCAGCCAACTTGTTGGGCAGGGCAAGGAGCCTTGAGCGCAGGTTCATAACAACGGTGGTCATGCCAACCGTGATGTCAGATTTCCGGTACAGTTCCCCATTGCGAACTTTATTCTCGGTTTCGGCGGCGATCCGTTTTTCCTTGGTCAGCTTCGCCCGTTCCTCGTTGAGGTCAGCTTTGCCGCCCTCGTCGCCCCGCAGGTAGTTGATGTACCGTCGGACGCTGGAACGCAGGTCGTAAAGGCCGGGGGCCTTTTCTTCCAGCACGCCCTCGTCTCGGAGCTGCCGCACCCGGCGTTCGGACAGGTCGAGATACTGTGCAACGATCTTAGTCGTGTACAGTTTCATCCTCTGTCCCTCCCTCCGGGTCTACATCCACCTCACCGGTCGCCCGCATCTTTGCAATGTCAAGGCGTTCCAGTTCCAGAGCGTACCGTTTTTCAAATTCTTCCTGCTGACGGATTTGTGTGGTCAGGGAAATAATTCTGCCGGAGACCTTGTTCATGGCCTCCCGCAGCTGGGTCACTCGAACAAAGGCACTGTCCTTGTTATCCATGACCATCTTCTGCACAGCTCCGTCCGCCTGCTTCCCGTCTTTGTCCTTTCCCGGTTTTCGCATATCGGTGATGGATGCAGTGAACAGCTTTTCCGGGTCGCAGCTTTCATACTCTGCGATCCGTTCCATGATGTGCCGCTGCTGAATCCGAAGCAGCTTCAACTCATAAATGTTGTTCTCGTTTGCACCGGTCGGCATTTGATCCAGCCAGTCCCGTTCCTCTTGGCTCAAACGTTCAAGGTGAACCGTGCTATATGCACCGTCCTTCTCTGCGTTGGTGTTTCCGTTCGGCGCACCGCCGCCGGGATTGCCCTTGGCATTCCTCTTGCCCCGGCTGTTTTTGTTTCCGGGCTGTCCCCCGCGCTTGCGCTCCATCGCATCGTCCCATTGGTCAATGCGTTTCCAGTTGCGGACGGTTCCGTATGTCACGCCCAGCTTTTCGGCAAGGTCTTTGAGATTTACTTTCTCGCCCGACCGCCGCCGCTTGATGTACTCAGCCTTGGCGGTGTCGCGCTTGTCGTTCCGCTTCGGCATCCGGCATCACTCCTGCACCCCGTTTCCAAAATACACGCAAAAGAAAAAGCCCCACGACGGAATGTCATGGAGCTTCGCACCTATCACTGTACCGATTATAGCAGGAAAAAGGCATCACGATACATCATTTTGAAAATTTTCTTCAAAAAATCCCCCTAAATTTTTTCAGACCCCCTTCTGGGGAAGGGCAAAAATCCGTTTATACCTAAAAAATTTTCGGGCTTTCGGACCCGTAAAGGATTGAAACGCCCCTCCCAGTACCTACGGGCGCGGGGGCGGGCGGGCCGTGGTCATCGGCCCGGCGCCGGGCGGTGGGCGCGGGGTCATTGCAAGAGGCGGCGCGGCGGGCCGGGCGGCTCCAGCGCGGCGGCGATCCGGCAGGCGGGCGGGGTCATCGGGCCAGCGATCCGCCCCAAAGCAGGCCGGGCGCGGCGTCATCGGGCAGGCGCGGCAAGGCGGCGGGCGGTGCTGGCTGCTTCAGGGCTGGCAGTGTGCAGGCGGTGCAGTAGGGCGCGGCGGTCTGCTGTATGCTGGCATAGGGCAGGCGGGCAGCGCTGGCATGGTATGCAGCAGGCCGGGCGGCGGGGTGCTGCCCGGTGCAGTCGGTGCACGGCTGGCGGTGGCTGCTGCAGGCGGTGCAGTGTGAGCGGCCCGGCATAGCGGGCAAAAAGAAAAAGGCCGGGGCGGCGGCGCGTTGTGCGTCGGTCGTCCCGGCCTTTTCTGCTGCTGTTGTCGCCCCGGTGCAGGGCTGTTTTTGCTGTTTGCCGAAGGGGTCAGATTCTTCACTTAACGGCATATCGCTGCAGTGGTAAGGGTTAACTAGGCTATATGCCGCCCCAGTAACCCCCTATAGTCCCCCTTCTTCCCCGCTTTTCACGGTTTCACGGAATCAGCCCCCGGCAAGTCGTCCAGCGTCAACGGCTGGCCCTCTTTTGCCATACGTTCCCGCACGGCTTGTAAAATATATCCCTGTATGCTTTGCCCGGACGCTTTTGCCGCGGCTTTTATTGCATTTGCTTCCGGTGTCAACGGTTTCAGGTTTATTTGCGTGCATTTTGCGTTGTATTTGTCGTTATTCAGTCTTTTTCTTGCTGATACAGCCATAATATTACCCCTGTTTATTTTTATATATAAAATATAGCATTTTCGCCGAACCCTGTACAGTGTCAATTTGCACAAAGACACGGTACAGGGTTTTGTGCAAATCGTAGGAAGCACGGTACAGGGCTTGACAGTTCACCCTGTACCGTGCTAGAGTAGTGCCACAGCAAGCGACACGGTACAGGGTTGCAAGCTGAATAAACCGAAAGGAGAAAAGCCGCATGAATAAACACTTTTTCGAGCTGCCGAAAGCCGTCAAGCGTGCCGTTTGGGCCGCGCTCATGGCTGAATGGGCAAAGAAAAAAGCCGCCAACCGCACCACCGGTTGACAGCTTGCAAGATGGGATTTGAACAGCTCATCTTGCAATGATTTTACCAGTTTCCGCCGGTAAAGTCAAGCGGACACTTTGCAAGGGCTGCACCGCTCAACAAAGCAACCCATGCCCACCACCCCGCCGGGGTGAATCAAAACCAGAAGGAGCCGACACCATGACAGCATTTGACAAGAAAGTAAACCAGATCGCCACCCGCCACGGCTGGAACATCTCCCCCGTTTCCGGCTGGTACATTCCCGCCTATTCCATCGTTCCGATGGATCGCAAAGAGCGCGACCAAATCACCGCCGCGCTGAACCGGTGCAAATCGTTTCATGTTGACGTTCTGCAGGCTTTCAGCGCTTGCGCATGGACTTGTACAATCTTGATCCGCGACCGGGCCGAATGGGAAGCGCTGCAGAAGCACCAGCACACCGCCGATCTGATCCGCAACGCCTTTATTGAAGCGTACCACTTCAACGGCCACGACGACCGCGGCGCGGTGAACGCCGCCCGCCAGAAAGCCGCCGAACTCGACGCGCTGGACATTTTCAGCGAGATTTACAGCATTCCGGCATGAACGCCGCCCCGGATACCTTGACGGGCCGCACCGAAAAGCGACCCGATCCCACCACCCCGGAAGCGTCCGGGAGAAAGCCGAACACACACCACGAAAGCAAAAAGGAGATATGAACCATGAAACGAATCATCACCGCCGCCGCTCTGGCCGCTGCCCTTTTGGCAGGCGCACCCCGCGCCGCTGCTGTCTGCCCCTACACCGTCGGCCCGCTGGGCCGGTACATCGCCCCGGCCATTGTGCAGGGCATGACCGCCACCGACGACGGGAACGCCGTTGAAGTCTGGTGCACCGACGCGCTGGACGGTGACGACTGGTTTTTTACCGTTGACAACGAAACCGAATTGAAGATTTACAGCCGTGTAAATCTGGTGATCGACGCCAACGGCACCCCGGACGACTACAGCGACGACAAAGTTATTGACGCCCTGTTTTGCAACGACTGCACCGAAGATTGAAAGGAGCGCACGAAATGCATTACCAGATTGTTTACATGAAGCGGGGTTTTCCCCTCACCACATGGGCCAGCAGCGCCGAACGAGCGCACCAGCTGGCCGAACAGCTCCGCCGGGTTGGCTATTCCGTGGACGTGTGGCAGCACACCGAAAAGGGTTCACGGAAAACCGATCTTTGACCCCGCCGGACACCTTGACGGGCCGCACCGTAAAGCGACCCGATCCCACCACCCCGGAAACATCCGGGAGAAAGACGAACACGAACCACGAGCCGAAAGGAACGACCATGAAGAAACTGAACGTTTACAGCGTGTATCTGGACGACGGGAAAGACGTTTTCCGCGTCACCGTCCCCGCCGCCAGCAAGAAAGACGCCGCCGAATATGTGCGGGGCAACGGCGACGTTGTAGCCATCAAGCCCGCCGATCTGCAGGACATCGACCTTGACGCACTGGCCGACACACTCAAGCGTGCCCAGTGGGGCCAGATGGAAATTGACATCATCACCCGCGCACTTGCCGCTTGCGGTCTGGATCGCTGAACGAAAGGAGAACGAACCATGTTGACCAAATTAACCCCCATCGAGACCGCCAGCGAAATCATTTACCAGCGGCACATCATCCAGAAGTTGCGCCGGGAAATGAAATACACCCGCCGCCCCGATCTTGTACAAAACGGGATTGACCATGCCCGGCTTGCTCTGAAATGTGCATACCGCGGCTATATGTACACGATTTGACCCCTGCCGGATACCTTGACGGGCCGCACCGAAAAGCGACCCGATCCCATCCACCCGGCCCCGCCGGGAAGAACCACAACAAAAATTGAAAGGAAGTATTTACCATGACGAACAATCAGATCATCCGCAACGAAGCCGCCCGGCTTGACCCTGCCACCCTGCACGCCATCGCCACCGCGCACCACACCCCGGACGAGATCGCCGCCATTGCCGCTGCTTGCAAAACCACCGACGAGAACGGCAACGAACAGCCCGCCACCGTGGCCGATGTCGAAATCATGCTTGCAGCCGACGAGCTGCACACGTTCGACCACTGGAAGAAAGAGGGTAAGAGCGTCAAAAAGGGTGAAAAGCATCTTGTTTGCTGCTACCTCTGGAAGTACACCACGAAGCCCAGCAAAGAGCAGCGAGAAAAAGCAGCGGCAGAGGGCAAGGAAGCGGCCCCCGATCCGCATTACTACCCCACGAAATCGCACCTGTTCAGTTGCTTACAGGTTGAAAGCAGCAAGCCCGCCCCGGCTGGCCGGTTTGGATCGACCGCTGCAATCATCGAGTATAACAAGAAGCTGGCAGCCGAACGGAAAGCAGCGAAAGCCGCCGCCGAAAAGGCAAAGGCCGAAGCCACCGCCCCGATCATCACCGAAGAACACCACGAGTTGCCGGAACTGGTGCACGTCGATCCGCTGCCCACGAAAAAGGCCACGAAGCGCACCGCCAAAAAGGCCCCGGCAAAGAAAGCCGAAACGAAACCCACCGGGCCGGACATGGAAGAACTGAAAAACGCTTTCGTCAAGAACTATTCCCGCCTGTACCAGACCGACGACGACCACGAGAGCGGCGAGTTTTACGACGCCGTGGACAAGTTCGACGAAATGAGCGCCAACGATTCCCAGTTTGCCGCCACCGTCCAGAAGTTCAATAAATACATGGGCGACCTTATCAGCAGCGACCGCGAAGCCGCCGCGTTTGTAATGGCCCTTGACAATCTGGAAAAGGCAAAGACCCCCGAAATGGTTCCCACCGTGCAGCAGCTTTGCTTTGCATAACACGAAACGGAGACCCCAGCAGGGCCGCACCGCTCAAAGCGGCCCCGCCCCACTTCCCACCGGCACCCCGCCGGGGGATCGTCACGAAACACGAAAAACGAAAACAGGAGGCTTGAATTTATGTCTTGCATGATGCTTTCCCCCGCCCACATCGCCACCGTTGCGCACGGTCTGTCGTACCTGCTCAATCAATCCGAAATGTGCCAGCTTTCCGCCGCCGACGAATTGCGCGAGGCGCTGGGCGCTTGCAGATACCCGCACGATTTTCTGTATGACGACCGCCGAATCTACCCCGTTCTGTACCGGCACAACGAAGCGGCGTATGAAGGGCGCTATAAGGTCGAGCCGGACGAAACCGACGAAGTGCCAGCCATGCCGGACAATGTGCCGCACCTGCTGCACCGTCTGGACTACAACGAGCATTATTTTCTCGATGCTGATTTCTTCAAATTTCTGAAGCTGCTTGACTGCTACATTTACCAGTGCGAAGAACAGGCCACGGCAGACACGAATTTACAGAAAGCGCTTGTAAAGACTTCAAACCACTTGTACGCATTCGCCGCCCAGCAGAATGCAGCATACAACGCCGCGCCGTGGTGCATCTGATCCGCGCCGGATACCTTGACGGGCCGCACCGTAAAGCGACCCGATCCCAGCCGAAAGGCACAACACGAAACGCGAAAAGGAGCAAACGAATTATGACAACATACTATCCCATCAACGAAAATCTGGCCCGTGCTTCCCACGATATGCGCAGCATGAGCACCTATCCGGACGGCTATGCAACCAGAGAATACCGTGCCAGCGTGGACAAAGCCGCCGCTCTGGTCGAAGAAAAGAAGCAGAAAGTCAGCCCATACTATCACGAAAAGCTGGACGCGCTGCTTGACAGCTACGCCCGCCGCCTTGCACAGTGGACGGACGACCACAACCGGAACGGTGCAAGCTGCCCCTCTGTGCTGGTGTGCGGTGCTGGTAACTTCCCGGTGCGAAAGAAGCAGAAGCAGAACGCCCGCGAGGATACGCTTTGGCACGAATATGAAGAAATCGAAGCCATCTTGACGAAAATCAAGGCGGTTGGCACCGGCCCCGTTGATCTGGCCGACCCCCACGCCCGCGAACTGCTCACGGATCAGCTGAACAAAGAGCAAGACCTGCTCGAATACTGCAAGGGTGCCAATGCCTATTACCGGAAGCACAAAACCTTGCGCGGCTATTCCAACATGAGCGACGCGGCAGCCGATGCCCTCACCAGCCCGGACGCCTTTTCAATGAGCCTGTACCGCAAGCCCTACGGCGATTTTGAGTTGACCAGTATCCGCGGCAAGATCAAGCGGATTCAGACCCGCCTTGACGAACTCGACAAAGCGCAAGCCTCCGCTGCATCCGGCCCCGTTGAAGATCAGCACGACGGCTACACCTACCGTGAGAACAACGAAATCATGCGCGTGCAATTCATCTTTCCCGGAAAGCCGGACGACGAAACCCGCGCCATGCTCAAAGAGAACGGTTTCCGGTGGGCACCCAGTCAGGGCGCTTGGCAGCGCCAGCTTACCGCAAACGCCAAATATGCAGCGCACCGTGTCATGGAGTTTCTGGACGGCAACGAAAACGAATAATAAAAGCGGACACCCCAGCAGGGCCGCACCGATTCAAAGCGGCCCCGCCCCATCTTCCCGGCATAAATGTCGGGAACATCACGAAAACGAAAAGGAGCTATGAACCATGACAGCCAAACAGCAAAGCACCGAATCCGGCGGCGGTCTGCGCACCGTCACCCTCACCGCTGACCAGTGGAACACCCTGTATTTCTACCTTCTCACTTCCACGAAGTACCGCAACGGCGAAATTGAAGCGTGGGAAAGGCTGGCCCTTGAAACGAACGAGGACGGTTCCCCAAAGTTCATCCACGCCGCCGACAATGCGCGTTATCTCCGGGATCAGGAAAAGACGCTGCACGAAATCGCACAAAGCATCTGCTGACAACCCGACCCGCCGGGGAAAATAGGAGAATTGACTTCATTTTGTAGTCGGTTGAATGCCGATCCACTGCCCCGCCGGGGTGAATCATGAAAGGACGAAACGAATGTACTACTTCATTTACTGCAAAGGCCCCAACGAAAAGCGCTTCACGCTTTGCAATCCATGGAAAGGCACACGCGGCATGGGCAAAGTATATGCGCCGCGCTTCCTCAAGGATCAAGCCGACTATGCCGTTGCATGGATGGCCGAGCACAACCCCGGCTTTATCTTCCAGCGCCGCCCGGCACGCTGAACATCACCACCACGAAAAGGAGCAACGAACCATGACAACCAACGAACGCTTTCTCTCAGTCCTGCACAGGATCACTTCCTGCCGCCACTTAGCCACCGTCAACATAACGATCTGGAACAGACGCATTGAAGTCCGGCACACCGTTTTCGATGAAATGTACATCCTGCGCAGCTTTCCCCTGCCCAACACCCACAACGAATATTGCGTCTGCATGGCGGCTGCCTGCCGGTGTCTGTCCGACAAGCTGCTTTCGTGGGCAAGCGAGTACGACCACGGCAACGACGTTCTGAACAAGCAGTACGACACTGTGAACAAAGCCTTTCGCAAGCGCTTAGAGGAACAAGAATGACCCGTGCCCCGGTTCCATGCCGGGGCATCTTGTGATATACTTTCACTAACGAAATTGGACTTTTCAAGCACGAAAAGTTCAATTCCAGCAACGAATTTGCAAAAAAGGGGGCATTTTTACGAACGAAGTCGAATTTTTTGCACCTTGGCGTCTGGTTGCCAGTTTTGCCGACGGCACACGCGCCACGTTCGACGGACTGACCGAGGAACAGGCCCACGCCGCAATGGAAGCTGCCCAGACCGAGCACGGCGACATTGGCTATTGGAACCGTGTCACGGATGTAAACTATGAGGACGGCCAGTATTGCGGCACCCTGCAGGAACCGCCCACGGTTCATGTTGTGGATTTTTCCGGGTATGACGGGCCGCTGGACGAAAACGGCTTTCCTGTTGGCCTGCCGAACGAAATCGCCGAGTACATGAAGCAGCACGGCGAACCGCCCACTGTTCCGAAAATCATCATCAAGAAAAACGAACCATAAACGCACGAAATCCCTCGACGGAATTACCCGCCGGGGGATTTCTGTTTTTGACGATTCGCAAGTTTGTTTTTCTGAGCGGTTCGGAGGTTTCGCGGAAGCCCTTCATTCTGCACGCGCATAAATTCGCTTCATTCTATACCCTATATGGTCTTTCTGGCACGAATTAAGAACGCCGAAATTCGATTCTAAGACCCCGTTTTCGTAGATTTTCTATCAAAAATCAGGCATAAGCCATTTTACAGCCCCTTTTAATCGCGCGCGTCATACGCGCGTGAGAGCAGTTCTTCGACCATCGGGACTTCATCCAGCATGGAACCCAGAACGACCAGCGCGAACTTTTCCCACCGCTGGGCTGTGATCTCTGTTTTTCTCAGTTCGCGGGCTATGGTTTTCCAGCCTTTTTGTAACGACGGATCACTGTAGACATACCGCCCGCACAGGATCGTTTTGTAACGACTGTTCAGCCGGTCTAATTGTCCCCGGATCGTGGTCTGATCTGCACGGAGAACATCCTGCCGAACACGAAGTTCATTTTCCCGGCGCTGGCACTCCACATCATCAGCCAGCTTCACAGCCAGCGACGCGGTACTATCTCCCGGCGTGCTGCCGTGCGGCATACCGTCCATAGCAATGCCCTTGATGGGATTGTAGCGGTCTCGCAGTTCTGCCAGCTCAATGTTGACATCATCAAGCTGTGCTTCAATCCCGCCAAAGTAGCGCAAAATCATTTTCGTTTCTTCTGCCTGCATTTTGCCCTCCTACGCTCCGTACCGTCAAAATTCTGTCGAGAAGATAGGCCCTGCACCGGGCACACGCGCAACCTCCGTACTGCCGCCGGTCATCTGGGCGACACACCGGCCCAGTTTGGTATACGCCACATACTCCCCGTCTTTTGCCCATTCGAGGAACTGTTCATAGTTTTTTCTGGCTTCTTCCACGGTGCTGTTGATCTGGGCACGATCATAGCCCATAGAATCCAGCGCTTCGATGAAGAACCGGATCACGAGATCACCAGCGGCACGCCGTTCGGCCAGCGCGTCTTTTTCACGCTGTTTGCGCGGGTATTGTCCCGCCGGGAGGACAAACGGCTTATCCAGCATCGGTGCTGTGCGCTCTCTCAGCTTCTCGCGGGCTTTCGGCTGCCCATATGCGCTCATTTCAACCGTGTATACCTCTGCCCGGTGGTTCATTTCCGTGCAAAGCCGCTCCTGCTTGTCCCGGTTGAAATCTAGCGTGTCATTGGCGGCGATCATGGTGCAGTAGCTCACCACCTCGCCAACGGCCTGCCGGTTCATCGTCAGGTTCTTTCTGGTGTTTACCTTTTCGGCGCACCGGGCAAAGGCATTCTGTGCCATATGCATAGACACTGCCCTTGGGATTCCTCTGCTCATGATGTTTCATCCTTTCCTTTCGGTCTGTTGGGCGCACTTCTTCCATGCTTTGATTTCTGCTGCAGTATCAGGGGTAATGTGTTCCACAAAGCGCCAGCCCCGCGGCTCCGCCACAAGGTCGATGAACATACGGCGGCGGTGGATGTAATCGCGCTGCTGTCGCCGGGTGAATTTGCTTTTCACCTCTACAACCTCAACTGTGCCATCTGCATAAGTCAGCACAAAATCTGGGGTATAGTGCATCGCCGGTAGTTTCACATTGCCGTATTCTTTTTCGGGCAGCATGGTAAACCTGCGGTGCGATTCCACCTTCACGATCTCCCCGCGCTGGACTTTTGGCAGAATCATTCCCATGTAGTAGTCGTACTCGCCCCTGCTGTCAAACTCCCGTCCTGTTTTCTTGGCGGCTGCAGCCACGGCTTCCAGCGTCGGTGCTTTTGCTCTGCATCTGGCCGCAATCTGTGCTTCCGCCTGTGCCCGATACTTTGGTGGCAGGTCAGAAAGTTCCATCCTCATACTCAAGGCCGGTTCCTCCTGTTCTGCTGCATCCCAGTCTCTTTGCGATATAGGCGCACGATCAGGTGCCGGGTGTTGTTGCCGGTGATTATGGGTTCGCAGTAGTGCAGGGTGTATCCGGGGTACATCTTCTCCCAGAATGCACGATCTTCCAGACGGTTCTCGCAAACATCTTTCAACTTGGTGCGGCTCATTTTCCCATCGTTCGGGCGGGGCATTTTCGGCGGTTTCAGCCCGCGGCTCTGCCGCCAATGGCGCTTGCACCTCACATTCTTCATGATGTACTTTGCAAGGCTCGTGATGTAGCCATGATCGAAGTGTAGAGGTTCGCAACGGGCCATGCCGCGCCCGCTCCACGCTTCCTCTACCATTTCACGGGTCAGACCGTAAACGCGCTGCATAATGACATGGTGATGGTGCTTTCCCACCCACACCCCGTCAACATACGTCGAGTATTCATGCACGACGATCCACTTCGGGTGCCGAATGCCTTTTTTATCGCACATCCGGTATAGCTTTTTCATGGCGGCGGAAAAATCCTTATCCACACGCTTTGTGTCCGCCGGGTCGGGCCGGTGTTCATCGTCATAGGTGTATGTAACAGAATAATCGCTCTTGTGGAAGTTGCGCTGAACCAACAGCTCTAAATACCGTCCACTTTTTCGCAAATTGTACGCTTCCTTCGCAATGGAGCTTGCCAGCTCTTTTTTCTTGCGGGTGCTGGCCTTGTGCTGCTGTTCCGTGATCTCGAAAAAATCCACCTGCATGGTGTCAGCCGTGGCATAGTCTTTGCCGCAGATAAATTTTTGCTCTCGTACTCTGAATCCCGCGGTCATACTCTCCACGTCCTCCTTTCCGTACACGTCATGGAATTTTCTGAATCTTGAACCACAAACACGAGAAGGGAACGATGCAGAGGAACAACACCGGGCCGCGTTCCCTACGATTCTGCTTCCGGCAAACCATCAGAACGCTGCCCTCGTTTTCCCTCTGCACTCCCTTTCCCCGCCGGGGGAAAGCTCCTGTTTTTCTCTGATTTCTCAGAATGTCCCTTAGTTTAGCTCCGATATACAAGCCCCTTGCCGCCTCGTCAGGGCGGCAATTTAACGACGGACGCTCTTTATATATAAGGTAAAGGGCTTGTCTTGCTTATTTCAGCAGGGCGAATTTGAACCAATCCGGCAGGTCGGATGCTGCAATAAAATACTTTACCACCAGCACCACGGCAAGAATAATCACCGGTGCCAGCAGGTACAGCCAGCCGATAGCGTAAGCGCCGAACTCACTTTTCTTCTTTTTCATCACTATCTTCCCTTCCTTCCCACACAGGGCAGCTATCTTCCGGGTCTGTGAAATCCGCCCGATGCTCAGAATTTCCATTGAAGCACACCCATGAAAAGTTATCATGCCATGCGCAGGTGAAACACTCTTTTTCCATCACTCACGTTCCTCCCAGTTCCAGCAGGAAGCTTCCCGGCCTGTCACGGGCTGAGAATGATGTTTGTTGAAACACGTCCCGTCCCGCAAATGCCACCTGCAAAATTCACAGCTTTTGTGTAAAGTGACTTTTGCGCCGCACTCTGGGCAGTGCTTAAACGTGTACTCGCAAAGTTCTTTCTCCCCGTCGTCCGGGTCGATTTTGATTTGCTTCCAGTCCTCAACGTGAATGCCGCACTTGTGGCAAATAAATTCGTCGCAGTCTACGTAGTCCCGGTTCTCGTTGTATGTCAGCGGTTGCAGGCTCTCCGGGGCAATGGTCGGTTCGGCATTCAAACTGCCCTCGATCATCTGCACTACACTGGTTTTGATTTTCCCGTGTGTCAGCTCCCCTTTCAGTGCATACTCTATGTTCTTGAGTACCTGCATGAAATGGTTTGCATCAACCAGACGTTTTTCTTCCATTTTCTTTTCCCGCTTTCTTTCTGGGCGTTCGCTTCTTCTTGGGCAAATCCGGTATTGTTACCACAACATCCCTTTGTTTCTCCATTTCCGCCGGGATTGCCTCGACCAGACTTTTGAATTTTTGCAAGGTTTGAACCTCCGTCGCCGCGAAAATGAACTGCGCCAGTTCTTCCGGTGTTCCCTGCTGGACGGAATGACCGTCCGGGTATGTTGTGATCGTCATTTTTCTTCGCCTTTCAGTTTCAGTTCCACATTCGGCATGGGCTGATCCGAACGGTTCATCGGTTCATAGAAATCGACCCACTGTCCACCCTCCGGGAAGTCGTGCCACGCAAGCGCGTACCGGATCGTCAGCCAGACGGTTTCTGCCCGGTATGCTCCCTTCATGGTCGTGTCGATAGATGCAGGCGGAACGTTCTGCTTCCAAAGTGCGTCCATGCCCTGCCGCATCTGGTTACGAAGCCGCATACACTTGAGAAAATCCGCTTCGTGGTCTTTATGAAACTGCTTTCGTTCTTCGGTCGTGTGGCACCGCTTTTCCATCTTGTCCACATAATCCCAGCAGCAAACCTCATTGGTGAAGTCCTCAAACTGGCCCATGCGGAACCGGAGGTATTCTTCGCACGCCTGCTTCACGGCCTGTGCTGTCTCCCGGCTCATGGTGATGGTCACGGCCTCAACCTCTGCCGGGGTCTTATTTTTTGTTACCATTCTGTCACCTCAACAAATCCTGACAGCCGGGGCACCGTAGCCATCCCGTACCAGAACCCCCTCTTTTTCCGTAAAAAACATTGTCGTCTTGAACGGAAAGTTTGCTCTGTCGATGCCAGCTTCGGCAGCAGCATCGGCCAGCATTTTGCACGGGCCGTAATCACTCCCGATGGAAAAGCCGAAAGCTTGAATGCTTTTCGCGTATTCCTCAATGCTTTTTGCCAATGCCGCCTTGAATGTGTTCAGCTGATCCAGCGTAACGCTCTGTCGCATCGTATCCGCAAGGAAGCACACTGCAACAGAGGTAAAGCTATCGTCTCCGTTGCTATGCGGCTGGTGATCCATCAGCTTTCCAGCCCACCAGCTGACAGCCTTTTCAATATCATCCTTTGCCAAAATCATACCGTTTCCCCGCCTTTCTTTTTCAGAGGTTCAGGCCCCGTTCCATAGTCCGGCACCCAGCCGCCCGGCCAGTCGTGCCGCTGGCTGCGTTCGTATTTCTTGACCATTGCGGCCAGCTGAATAGCTTCCACCGCTGCGTGGATTGCCACATCATAAATGAGATTCAGGTGCTCCCGCTTCATGGGTTCGTTTCTCTTGACATCTCACCACAGCCGGATTGTCAAGTCAAAGTGGAGCTTCCGCACCTCGTCTATCAGTTCGTCCAGTTCTTTCCGGATCACCGCATACCCTTCATGCGGACTTGCGAACATCCGAAAGCGGCGGTTTGCTGCCGCCAGCTCCTTCTTTGCCAGAGCACGGACATCTTTTGTGATAACGTCCATGGTTATTCCTCCGCCCGGCTCTTGATTTCAGCCAGCAGATCATCCAATGGAACATCGGCGAGGCAAAACCCGGCTTCTCCTTCATCCTCGGTAGAGACCCAGAGTGTAGAGGGAAAGTACAAAGCGGGGCCAACACCGAAGGCGCTGCCGTAGGTCCAGTTGCCGACGGAACCATCAGACTTGACGCCCCAGACGTCGCCGCCGCCGCTGGCGCGCGGAGAGCAATTCGGCGTACCGTAAGGCGTCGCCAACCACCACGGCGTATCTACCTTCGGGATCAGCCGCCAATACTTTCCATACTGACGCAGGGTCAACAGGCCGATTCTGTATTCAACGGTTCCGTATTCGGTCTGTCCGGTTGTGTCCTGCAGGTCGATCTTGAACGGAATAAAAGTATCCAGCGGCGTACCCTTCTCGGTAAACTCTGCCAGACAGTTACCCAGATACTTCATAACATCGCTCCGGCGCAGATCGTTGGGACACTCCGGGTCGTCGCCGTCACGGAACGGCATTTTCGTCCAAATGTCCTTTGCCAGCACCAGACAACCGTGTTCGTCTGCATCCAGCTTCACAAACTCTTTGCCCAGCGCCTTGAAGATGCCGCCATTTTTCACATTGCCCAAAGTTGTGCTTTTCAAAATCTTGCTCATGGTCGTTTCTCCTTCTTATTACTCCTGCTGCTCGGAATCCTTTTCGGCGTTCAAATCATCGAACGTCTGTTCCGGTTCTTCCTGTTCACCGATGTGAGTTTCTGCCAGCATTGCAACCAGTTCTTGCAGCTTTGCTTCTGCGTAGTCTGGCACCGTATATGCCATAACGGCGGCTCGTACCCTCATGCCGTTCTTCACGACATAATAAACCGTTCCGTCGGTTTGTTTTCTCTGGTAATAGCGGATAAAACCGTTATTCTTAATTTCATCCTCCAGCGGCGCAAGGTGCGACTGACAGATAATGCCGACCATGTGGCGATCCTCGGTCACAAGCGGGATAAGGATTTCTCCACTGCAGTAAATACCGATGCCCAGTTTCTTCACTTCGACTTCATCCTTAATTGTGTCGTCAAGATTGAAACCCTGAAAATCAATTTTGTATGCACAGTCGAAGTCGTTGTAAACCACCTTTTCGATCATGGTATCCTCGCTGATTCCCAGCATAGCGCCCATCTGGTTGCGGTTCAGCGGACGCGGGAAACCGGTAGCGCAGTAAATCGCCGACGCAGTTCCAATGTAGAAATCATCACTCTCGTCGTTATGGAAAACATTGCAGACAAGCTGCCGCTTGACCATCTTTGTCAGCCCTGAAAGTTTCATCTTCTGACCACCTCCACGTCCGGTTTTTCCGTTTCCCTAAACCTCGGATAAAAGGTCATTGCGCACATCCGTGCCTCACGGAGTGCTGCATCTGAGCTTTTTGCGTCCAGCTTGTACGGTAGCTGCATCTTGTTTTTCGTGTAGCTGTCAATGCCGAACAGCATGATGCTGAACTTTGCCATTTTCTACTCCCTTCTGCTTAGTTTCTTTCGGCGGGCACTTCCGGGCTTGAACCGGGCGGGGCCTATTCCCTGTGCTCACATAAAAAGGAGCCGCCGCGCCGGGCGGCTCCAAAAGGTCAGTTGATGCCGTTGATAATTGGAATGCTGTTACCGTCGCCAACGTAGGCAGGCAGTTCACCGTTCCAGCGGGATTCCACATCGGTGATTTTGTAATATTCCAGCAGGTTGCTGTTCAGGCTGTCGTTCAAGGCGCGGTTTGCTTCCGCCTTTTTCTCTGCAACGTACAGCTCTGCGTCCGCTGCAACCTTAGACTTTTCCGCTTCCGCATTGGCTGCGATCAGGTCAGCGTCCGCCGTGGCCTGTGCTTCGACACGGCGCTTGTCGGCGTCAGTCTCGGCTTTTTCCTTCTCCTGCTGGGCCTTGACCTTCGCTTCCACCGCATCGGTGAAGGTATCGGTGAAGTCAAAATTGGTTACGCTGATATACTGCAGGTCGATGTTGTACTGTGCCAGCACCTCCCGCAGTTTCGTGTCCATCTGGGAAGCGACTGCATCCCGGTTGGAAATCAGGCTGCTTGCATCGTAGTGGGCAACCACAGCTTTCACCGTTTCAAGGACACGAGGAGTAATCAGGGTGTCCTCATACTTTTTGCCGACCTCTTTGTAGATGGTCATTGCATTTGCCTGATTGATCCGGTAGCCAACCGCCACACTGGTGGAGACTTCCTGAATGTCAGAACTGAACGCTGACAAGTCCATGCTCATTTCCTGAACACGGTTATCCATCTTCACGATGGACTGCCACGGGGCTTTGAACACAACGCCTGCGTCCTTCGTACCATCCTCAACCTTGCCAAAGGTCGTGACGATGCCGGTATAGCCGGTAGGGACATAGGACACACAGGAAATGCCGATAAAAATGACGGCCACCACCGCCGGGATGATTGCGGTTCTTTTTGCATCATCCGAGAAAATCAGGATAGCCAGCGCAATCAGTACAAACAGTGCGCCGATAATAAAAAGAATCATGTTTCCTCAACTTTCGCTCATGCGTTTATGTACGAGTGAAAGCCGGATTAAATCGGATCGTGGTAAATTGGGACGCCATTTTGATAATCCCATTACAAGAAGCTCACCTGCCCCTCAATGTTTTTCTGCTTCGGTTCTCTCGGTCTGTACTTTTTATTTTCATCCAAAACATCTACAGGGTTGAACTCAAAGTATTTGCACCTGTTCGGATTTGTTATCTGCTTACCCTCCCGCATTTCATCCTTGGCTTCGCAGTAAATCAGATCATCGTCATTCAAGACGGCCCGTGAGCAATACCGGCAATACTGTGTCACTCTTTGCCCTCCGTGAAAATATCGGTGTACTTCGTGTACACCTTGCCGTTATGGAAGTAGAGGTTATAATCGCACTGGGTAATGTACCACCAGAGCTTCTTGTGATACTCCGTCAGCAGATCGTGGAGGTGGTAGGTTTCCTTATAATTTTCATCTACCCTCTGGCGGAAAGAAAGCTCGTCAATCTCTTTGCTGCCCGCCACATAACCGGCGATAAAAAACACATCCTGTTCGGTCATATTGTCGTCAACGACAAATACCACCCGGACAATCTCTCCGAACATCCGTTTAATGTGAAGCAGGTTGTCGAATGTATGGACGTGGTACACCACCCGGTCAAACCAGTTAAGCGGGAAGTCTTTCACTTCTGAGCTATCCGGGAGATAGCTCGTGTGCATTTCCAGTTTAACGTTTCGCCGCTCCGCTGTGCAGAAAAGGCCCTCGTAGAACGACCAATGATCTTTCCAATGGAACAGTGGATCGCCGCCGCCGGACACCGAAACCCACTCCGGTCTTTCCTTGCAAAGTACCTTGTTGAGCGGTTCTTGTGTACTGAAATTGTCTGTCTTGCTCATTTTCAGGCCGTTGTTTCTTACGATGCACTCCGGGCAGGTGTAATGACAGCCAAAGTTCGTAATGATGCTGACATACTTTCCGGGATTTGCGTTGATACAGCGCGTCGGCATAACTGCTTTTTCATTTTTCATCTTATTCACCTTATTTGTAGTCCTCAAACTTTGGGCAGCTTCTAAAGATCATCGGGCTGTTACACCATCGTTGAAGCCGTCGTATCTCTCTTGGAGCATTCGGCTTATCGTATACCATCACATACGGGTCATACCCCATATCGCGCAAATCGTATATCCGATACAGATTTTCTTTCATGGTACTGTTGTAGTTTGTTAGCACATATACCGTTCCGAATCTTCCATGCGGTTTGTGACGGGCCAGCTTTGTGTATTGCCTAAATTTTTCCTCTAGGTTGTCTGCCGGATTGTCCCACGCAAAATGAATGTTCTTAACCCGCATTTCATTTATGTCTGCAATGTCTGCATCGTTTATCAGACGAATATCAAGACCTTGCGTGAACACGATCTGCGCACCGGTTTCCTTGTATTGGCCCATAAGTTCCCGCTTCTCTCTGCAAGCCGTAATGTTCGGATCGAGAACTCGTATTTCTTTTTGCCCATTCCAGAAGTCGCTCACATTTGCAACCTTGACTGAGCAGCGGCCCTCTTTTGCGGCTACGTGACAAAATGCACACCCTCGCGGGCAGCCCCGGCTTGTCATGCTCACCGCAAAATCAAACTGCGGGTAAATAGAATAGTCCGGGAACATCCTTTCTATTTCTTTCGGCAGGTCAATGTCTTTTGATTTATCAAAGGTTTCCTTCCCGTCAATGGTCTGTATCGCATATCCAGTCCCGCCTTTTATAACCCGATCAGCGTTCAAAGGCTCTGGAATATCTGGGCTATATGTGCCAGAAAATATCTTGCTCATATACACAATATCGTAATGGATAAAGTCGCTCCACCACCATTCCACATCATCGCCTTTTTCCTTGTGATATGCAGAAATCCGCATCAACGCGAGATTTGGGAAATTGTGACCGTCTACGTCAATCAGGCCTATTTTCATCTTTTGCCTCTTTGTTTTTCAGACAATCGAGATACTGTTTTCTAACATGAACTGCCACATGATCCGGCAAATAGTTCCTATAGCGTTGCGCTCGGCCCTGAAACTTGTAGGCATTGTGGGAGATAATCGCCACCGTCCAGCGCATCAGCTCGCCCTTGCTGATTTTCCCGGCGTGATACAGCTCCGTCAGAGCTTCCATTGCTTTCTTCTCTTTGCTCATTTCGTGCTCTCCTCGATGATCCACACCCTATGATTGCCGTAGCCGCTCCACGCCAGCGCATTTTCATGAGTGCCCACAGCCACGTCAAGATGATTGCCCTGCACAGCACCACCTTTGTCCTGCACAATGCGGATTCCTATCCCTTCAATGTACAGAACCGTACCGTATGGAAAAATGGACTGGTCTGCCGCTACGGTGACGCCTGCCTGTATGGGCTGGCCGCTGGCTGTAATTCCATGGCCCTCCCCGCAAATATGCGGGTACTGCTCGGTGCAGTATGCCGTACACAAGAATGTACCCGCCTCTGCCAGTTCAATTTTTCCGTCTGTCGTTTTGTCAAGACGAATCTGCAGAGAATCAATAACTTCTTCGTCCTCTACAGCCCGGTCGATCCAGTTCTGTGCACGGCTTGCGTAAATATCCCGCTGGGTCTCAAGGTCTGCAATACGGCTTTTCAGCACGCCGACCTTTGCGCTGTTGACGATCTCAGCCGCGAAGAACAATACCAGAATCGCTTTCATTTTCCGTGTCATTTCTACACCTCGCTGTCGGTCATCTTTCTTCCCTGTACTTCATGCCGAGAAAGTCCGCGACGCCAAAACTTCCATCTTCGCAGCAATGCGTTTCATGCATAAGCGGTTGGTTTTCAAGTTTTGTCGGTGGCTCAATCCCGCTGGCGGCAAGCGCTGCATTAGCCATTGCTTTCCGAGCTGTCCATTCGTCACCAGTTCCGCCGTTGGTGAATGTTTTCCCGCACAGCCTGCACCTGAACGTCATGTAGTGTCCCTTCATTACTTTTTCCCTTCTTTTATTTCTTGCACGGGTGGCCGGAATCGAACCGGCTTGCCTGCCGATGGGGGATCAGAACGGCGGACAACTTCCTTGCTACACCCGCATATCAGAACCCACCGCGCAAGAGAGCAGCGCGGCGGGCCGGTCTTGGTCAAGCAGACCTTCCACCTTTGGCTTGGGTGGATCGGACAAGGCATTTCTTCGCTCATGCGGCGTGCACGCCCAAATCGGTTTCCGCACCGTCATGCGGGCGTAGCTTGGCAGAAAGGCAGCGTGGTCTTGCACCAGCTTACACGGGAGAAACGCCGCCATACGGCACCCTCTGCCCCTGCCGGTGCGCCAAATTATGGACAAACGCACCGGCTTCCATGAATACCTGCAGCAAAGCGGCGCGGGCGGGGTGCGGCCCCGCAGGCGGCTTTTCCTTGCGTCGTTTCAAGGATCAGCCCCGCGCCATATAAAAGCCGCCGCGCTGACGCGGTGCGTGGCGGCTCATTTACACCTTAGATGTTTTTGTATCAGCAGCACCCTTGGTCTTTTCGTAACGTTCACAGTTCGTGTCATATCCACTGCACGGCGCACACCGCTTGTGGGTGATCTCGAACGTATGCCTGCACTGTTCATTTTTGTGCAGGGCTTTTTCGGTGGGACTTCTGTTATGTACCTTCATTTACAGCCTCAAAAAGGAACTTCGTCGTAGTGGGTGGCGATCATATCTGCAAAGTGCAGACACAGGGCTTCCGGGTAGCGGTCATAAACGGCGCTGAGCGTTCCCCAGTCCTGCTTTCCGCTGTAGGCACCCATGTGCCAGCGGATCGCCACGATCTCCCGCGCCGTCAGCTTGATATACTGCTGTGCCATAATGACGCTTCCTTCTCCGTGGCCCACCAGACCGGCGTCAAAATATTCGTACTCACCGTTTCCCTTATCGCGGTACTGGCCCACCTTGCAATAATCATGCAGGAGCGCCGCTGCAAGAACTTCATTCCGGTGGCACTTTTTGAAAGCGTGATTTGCCCTGCACAATTCCATTG